TATCCATGCGGAACCGGAGAGATTCGAACTCTCGGTGGTGTTACCCACACAACTTTAGCAAAGTTGTACCATAGGCCTCTCGGACACGGTTCCAAAGAAACAGGGCTAGGTACTAGAGGATTCCGTTCGCAATGTCGGACCCTTAATGAGCCTCAGGGTTTTCAATTGACCGCCCCTGTTTCAGTGCCCTTAGAGGGATTCGAACCCCCGACCTACGGATTCGTAATCCGTCGCTCTATCCGCTGAGCTATAAAGGCGTATTGTGTTGCGTTGGGCCAGCGGGACTTGAACCCGCGACCCTCGAATTATGAGTTCGGTGCTCTACCCGCTGAGCTATGGCCCATTGTTACGTACTCCCGGTGGGACTTGAACCCACACGCTTTTCAAGGCACCGGATTTTGAGACCGGCGTGTCTGCCATTCCACCACGAGAGCAAGTTGGATGCCGTAACGACCTCCAGTGGTTCCTGTCAGGGTCGAACTGACGACATCCAGTATGTAAAACTGGCGCTCTACCAACTGAGCTAAAGAACCGAAGGGATTTTAACAGATCCCGAACTGTCTACCTGATACGTTATTACTATTATACCACCTTTTGAGGGGCGGCGTCAACTACAGCTTGAATTGCTCCATGGTGCAGTCAGCGGGGTTCTTGTCGATCCGCTCGATCTTGAACTGAGGATGGCGTGGTGTTCCGAACGTACCGGAACCAACCAGATCATTGTACTTCACTTCGATGACTCGTTCGGACGTGTCTCCCGAGTCGCGGATTGCGGTCCAACGGTCACGCTCTGCGTCGTTCATGCCCGAGCACTGGCCGACCTCCACAAGCTCCTGCTGGTCATTGTAGGCACCGAAAACTAGTGCCCCTACCTTTCCCAGCCATTTGCCTGTCTTGCCTTCCTTGGCGTCCGTGAAGCCCATGAGGACCACATCAGCGGTGAGTTCGGCCTTGACCTTGTACCAAGTGTTTGCACGTCGCTTGCCAGCAATGTACTCGGAGCCAATCTGCTTCAGGATCGCGCCCTCAATACCAGCTTCCCATAGTTCATCGATCACGGAATCATCCCACTGATCGATGATCGCGTTCTTGAAGATGGACGGGGCATTCAGCTTTTCCAGAACCACTGACAAGGCAGTGGTACGGGTTAGGTACGTGCTGCCTTCCATCGAGCGACCATCGAGCTTGATCAGGTCAAAAGCACAGAACTCAATCTCGTGCTGTTCCTGACGGGCGATTGCCTTCTCCGGGCCGGAACCCATGATCCGCATGGTCTGGTTGAAGTTTGCTACAGCTACCGGACGACCATTGATGACTTCCCACGACTTGACGACCATGAGTTCACCATCGATGACAGTTCCATCGAGAAGCTTGCTGGCCTGTTCGACAAGAGCCGGAAGGTGTTCCTGATACTCCAGACCGACACGGCTGTAGATCTTGACCTCTCCGTTGTGCTTGGAGATGATGGCCCGCATACCGTCGTGCTTTGGTTCCAGCACGTAGCCGGTCTTGTCTGACAGCGTGGCACGCTTCTTCTCAGGAGTCGTGGACGCCAGCATTGGTTCGATAAACATGTCTACCCTTTTCTTTGTATTGGTTGAGTACATTCACAGTCTATCAAAGTATGTGACGATGTACAACTCAAGCGGAGAGCAGAGAACTCGAATCCCATGGCTTTCACCACTACACGCTTTCCAAGCGTGACCTGAACCTCACAGGGTTACTCTCCATAAGCTATTTGTGAGAGTGCACATACACAGGTTGCTACCCTAGTCGATTACGCGAATTTCGACCAACACGAGCGGAAGGTAGGAGGATCGAACTCCTACGGGTTTCCCCAAACTGGTTTCAAATCAGTTGCCGTCGCCATCCCTCGGCTGGACCTTCCAGAGAATGTCTGAACTCCCGTCGCGCCGATCCTAAGACTGTATCGGTTTTCCGGTTCCTTCCCAGACATTCAGTACCCCTAACGGGTATCGATCCCGTCCTAACAGATTGAGAATCTGTCGTACTGCCAATATACTATAGGGGCAAATTTGCTTTCGGTCCACTAGCTCGTCTAGGTATGTTGTGCTTTACCATGAAGCTATGGACTGTTCTGTAGCTTACTCCAAGTATATCTCCTACTTGGGTAAGTGTCAAACCAGACATATACAGATCATAAACAGTGGTGCAGTCGAGAACGGATTTTCGGTCATCCACTACACATTTTCTAGAGCAGTACTTAGTCGTTCTCCTTACCAAGGCTGTAAATTCGCTTCCACAAGGACATTTCCGAGTTTCATACACTCCTAGATCTTCCAGACGTTTTCTAACTGACTCAGCGATCCGAGTACGAGTCTCATCTGAGTGCTCAAATCTATTACTCATGGAGGGGATTTGGCCATAGAACATGGGGTTTAGTTGGTTAAAATACTCGATCTCTAGGTAATTCCTAGAGTCAACATCATTGGAACATTTCTCCAGCAACTTGAACGACAACTTGGATTCTCCGTGAGAAGAAAACCATTCATTGAAGTCTGATCGTCTATGATAGCCTCCACGGAGTTGATTAATGTGTTGCTTGTGCCGTCCCTCGATATCACCGGACTGTCCTACGTAGAGGCAGTTACCGTCCTGATCGAAGAACGCGTAAACACCTACGGTCATCTTTCCACTTCCTATGCGTACCCCCATGGGGATTCGAACTCCAGTCTTCGGAGTGAAGGTCCGAGATATTTACCACTATACGATGAGGGCTAAATTACACTACTAATACTACTTATATGAACGTGGTGGCTTGCGGTCAAAGTCCTTGACGAAGCGTCGATCAAAATCAGTCTGATTTTTCTTGATGCGTCGTCGGATCTTGAAGACCTGTACTGCCACGAACACTATAAACGATACCACAGCTAGAAAGAAAACTCCAACTACAACTGCTAGTACGAGACCAAGTGCGTCCATTGTGTTTCCTTTCGTCGTTGAGATATTGCGTGGCCACTGTGGGACTTGAACCCACGACATCCACCTTATCAGAGTGGCGCTCTACCTGCTGAGCTAAGCGACCCTTATTACTGCGCTCCGACGCTAGGACTCGAACCTAGAATCTCCTGATCCAGAATCAGACGGGATACCATTACCCTACATCGGAATGAAAAAAGGGGCCGACTACATGTGGTAGTCGGCCCCTCAATCGGTAAGATTACGGGTAGACTACGGTCGCAATACGCTTGTTTTCCGAGTTCTCAGTAGCTTCAACTTCGCCTGTGGACAGGTCCTGAATGTTGATGCGTTCGTTTTCGGACACCTCTGTTGGAAGAGCGCCCTGCTGGGTGAAGAGAGTGTCTTCTGACACCTTGTTGGTAGCTGGATTAGCCATTTTTACTCCTAGTGTTGTTACGTAACTCTATCATTATACCATAGATCCCCCACTGGGATTCGAACCTAGGCTGAGAGAGCCAAAATCTCTAGTGCTGCCGTTACACTACAGGGGAGTGGCACCTATCGGATTCGAACCGATGACCTCTAGGGTTTCAATCTAGCGCTCTGTCCTACTGAGCTAAGGTGCCATACTCATATCGAGAAAGGACGTACCGGGTGCTATTTACTCTCGCTCTACCAGACTGAGCTATCCCCCCGATGAGTCGGGGGAGCAGGATTTGAACCTACGACCTAGGGTTTCCATTGAAGTATCCCGTTACTGCGCTTCGATATGAAATTAGTTGTCCAGAGAACTAGGCGATTCCTGTGTTTATAAGTGTTAGCCAATTACATCATACGTCTCGAACCTCACCAACGGCAAGGAGAGACGCAGCCGGACTTGAACCGACATACTTTCTGTGCAATAGAAGTAACAGGAGTCAATCACATCTGAACTACGAGCTTCCTGCCGGGGTCGAACCGGCGACATCCTGTTTACAAGACAGGTGCTCTACCATCTGAGCTAAGGAAGCATATACTGAGAAATGGATGAGACGAGTGTTTGATTTGCCAATTAATCTACCACGGCCAAGGACCGTGACTGGGACTCGAACCCAGAACTTTTTCATATGAGGAAGTAACTCATCTCTAGCGCTTCAGTAATTCTATTATACCACACTCCGGAAGCTGGTGTCAACTTCCGGAGTGTAGCATGGGCTACCAGTTTTCAGGTAGCTTGCCCCAACCCAGCAAAGCTAGGAAGAAGCCGAAGAGAAGCAGAGCTATGCTCACTTGGTTTCCCAAGGCCAGCCAGCGTCATAGCCCGCTTCTACGAGAGGGATCAGCTTGAAAGCCTGATCGGACAGTCCGCCGAGGTACGTGCGGTTTGGCTTGGACTCACCCTGACCGGCAGTGTAGCCTTCAAGGTTCCACGTGTAGGTAGGGACGTTTGAAGGGAGTGCGTCGAGAACGTTGCCCTGTACACGGTCGTAACCGTCCCAGTAGCTCGCGTTCCTGCCATTCAGACGGTGGTAGAACCCGTTTGCCTGTTCGTCAGTGACGAGGACAACACGCTTGTGGACTCCCGGCTTGAAGTGCTTCACAATGGCGTCGTACGTCGCCGTACCACCAAGGGCGCTAAACTTCTCCAGCGTCTTCAGAACGGAGTCCGTCTTCTTGAGAGTGATCTCAGAGGAAGTAGATCCGAACTGTACCAGCGTGTTGCGGTTACCACGGAGAGCCAAGGCAGTACCGAAGATAGCAGCGGAGTCCGCGCTAGTCAGGTCCGTGTTCTTGGAACGCGTCATGAACATGGAGCCGGAACGGTCCACGAGGATAAGGGTGTCATCCAGAGAAGGAACGTTAGCCAGAGACGCGTTCAGAGCCTCTTCAAGCGGGAATCCCCAACGCAGCGAACCGGAGTTCGCGTTGTAGGCCGACAGGAAGCGGAACGGAAGCTGGCGGGACTTGGCAACCTCTTCAGGGTTGGAGATCCGCTCAGCAACCTGAGCAAGGACAACCTTGGAGACGCCCTTATCTTCGAAGTTGCGGAGGTTACGCAGCAGCGCCATATACCCCATTGAAGGGATCACAGCTTCCCACGCCTTGGCGTCCATGCCGCCCTCGATAGTGGAACCGAGAACTTCCCACGTGAGGCCAGCGTTGTCGAGAACCATGACAGCATCTCCCGAATCGACAAGCTTGCGCTTTTCGGCAGGGGACAGGGCAAGGAATTCCTTACGAGCCTGAAGCATGGTCAGAGACTCGGAAGGCTCTGCGGACGCGTCACGACGACGATCAAGGGCAAACTTGAAGAGTTCGGACTGCTTGGCATCCTTAGGAGATGGGTGAGTCAGTTCGATCACGTCACCGAAACGGAAGCCGTGGGACGACGTGTCGTACTTGGCAAGGGAGTATTCGTTGAAGGACTTGACAGCCCCGTCAGCGATACCGCGCTTGACAGCAGAAGGGATCTTGCGACCGAAGTTGCCCATCCAGTAGGCCAGAGCCTCACCGGCCTCATCGGCACGACGGATCGACCCGGCAACCAGCGTACGTCCACCCGGAACACCAGCCTTGTTGAGCGCCTTGGCACCCTCAAGAGCAATGGTCAGAGAGATGGTACGGAGGTTGGCTTCGTTGCGGAGCCATGTGGTGAAGTTGGTGATCCACTCAGGGTCCTGTACAGCGACCTCATGGGTCAGCTTGGCAATGCGCTTGGTGCGGTTGTCAGCAGACTCGTAGAAGGTTGCCTCTCCACCGAAGTCAGAGACAGCGGCAAGGAAGAGTTCGGACTTGGAGTCGCGGGCAAAGCCCTGAGCACCGTTGAAGGTGTTGAGAGTGGAAGTTGATTCGGACTTGATTGGTCCGACGCCAGCACGTGATCGTGCAGCGGCAGTATTGAACTTGGACATGTTTTTGTATACCTTTCGTCATTTTCGATTCAGACAGTTGTCTGATTACAGGGTAAAGCGGAGATCCTAGGGAACGTATGTGTCAAGTGTTGTTTCGCCAAATGAAGTAACTTGATACTGCACATCTAGAATAGAGCAGAAGACGAGACTCGAACTCGCGACATCCTACTTGGAAGGAAGGCACTCTACCAACTGAGTTACTTCTGCATATTGAAAGAGGAAAGACGGACCCCGATGTGCGGGTTTGAACCGCTGGCAGCTTGTGGGCTGCGTTAACCGAAGGAACGGAGTCCTACACTTCTTTCAAAAATTATTGACCGAGAAATACCAGAAAAAGAGTTTGGGTACTGCTTAGGTATTACAAGGGTACTACATTGTGAAACGAAAAACAAGTAGGAAGGTTCCTACGCTAGGAGCCAGAGTTTCCCCTGACTCGATACTGACATATTCATTCATGTGAAGTATCTTTTTCAATCGCTTCGGTCAAAGTCGGTGTGACAGGATTTGAACCTGCACTCTCATCGCCCCAAACGACGCGGATTACCAAATTTTCCCACACACCGGGATTGTTCTTACTATTCTACCACACATTTATAGTTTGTGCAAACTTGCAGGCCAGACAGGATTCGAACCTGCAATCTACGCTTTTGGAGAGCGTTGCGTTAGCCGTTACGCTACTGACCTAAGACACGAGAAATGGTAGTTAGAGTGTTTTATCAAATAAATAGTTTGGGAGTAACTCTTACTGGCGCTTCGTGTACATCTATTATACCACGTTCTCGGAGTCCGTGTCAACTCTCCCTGTGAAGCAAAGTTACTTCGCAATCTTGGAGGTCGAACCAGTTCTTTCCGATGAGTACCATTCTATCATCTACCACGTCAGAAATCAAACCGAGCTTGTCTCCCTTGTTCGGGCAGACGATCTTGACTATATCACCCGTTCGAAGCAAAGATCTTCACCAGTTCCGCGTTGGTCTGCTCCCACGACGTGAACAGGATCGGGTACTTGACGACTCCATGCAGAGAATCGATGATGTCTTTGCGGTCATCGATGAAGATGTCAAGCTCAAGAGCCTGCGCCATTGGAGCCTTCAAGGGGCGTTTCCGGACAAAGTGTACACGGTGCGGGAGGATATGGTAGAAGAATCCCTCAGCATCCAGCCAATCCATGGACCGCTCCTCGACAACTTCCCCACACTTGGAGATGATGTGAAGCTCATGCCGCTGCTTAGCGAGCTTGCTTACGGCTCTGTAGGCTCCGGGAACCTCCGGAGTGAGCAGATAGTTCTCCTCGTTGAAGACGGTATCCTCTCCCTCGCCGCCCATTAGTACTCGTCCAATGTCGATTCCGATTTTCATTTACGGGCCTCCCAGTCTTCAATCTCAGGGTTCCACACAGCACGAGACGGGACACTGTTGAGATCTTCCATGTAGCCGTAGATCGACTCCGGAGCAGTATACCAGTTGTTCTCGCGGCAGACCTTGACTCCGGGCCACTCTCCGGTCCAGATGTCAGGTCCGCACTCATGGCTGGTATCCTCGATGAAGTCAATACCACCATCCTCATCGAATGCCACCAAAAAGCAAGATAGCATCTGCTTTCCGGTGTGCTTGCAGCGAGCAACATCACACCCGTCTTGGTGTCGATTTCCCGGTTCAACCTGACAATCGGGGCACTTGGTTAGTTCAATTTCCGTTTCCATGTTTACAGCTTACCCTACAAACACAGAAAAGTCCAACCATCCGGAAATACCGGACAGTTGGACCTCTGTTACTTGCCTTCGCCAGAGAGGAACTTCTTTTCGTGGACTTCCTTCTCCGTCTGGTGGAACTGATGCTCCCAGCCAAGAGGATCACGAAGTTCACCAAGGATCTGTTGAGTTCGCTTATCGATCTCATCCACTTTGGCGTCCCTGTCGAGGGCCTGCTCACTGATATGCATCATAAGGAACACAGGCCAGAACAGGGAGTTACCCCATCCTTGCGTTGCGGCCTCAGAACGGACCTCCAACTCGGACTTGCCCGGAGACTTCAACCTCATCCTCCGGTATTCATCCCTTGTCAGGGTCCTCAGACAGAGTATCCCGCCTGCCGTATATGCTGCCATAGCGCCAAATACTATTTCCCAAAACACGGTTCCTCTCTTCTCTAGTGTGATAGTGCTTACACGCTGAGTGTAACCACCGGGCACCAAAGTGTCAAGGGTTAGAAGTCGAAGTCCCCATCATCCAAGTCTTCCTTCTTGCCAATGACGTAGGAAGAACCGGACCCTGAGAAGAAGTCGTGGTTCTCGTTGCCGTTGGGCGAGAGGGCGGACAGGATGGATGACTTGACATCACAGATCTCGGCGGGGAACAACGGATCGTAGCCAAGGTTCATCAGAGCCTTGTTGGCGTTGTAGTGCAGGAACTTCTTGACATCCTCAGTCAGACCAAGGCCATCATAGAGTTCCTGAGCGTACTTGCACTCCACGTCGTAGAGATCCCACAGGAGTTCGTACGTGTAGTCCTTGTAGTACTGGCGCTCCTCAGCGGTGAGCTTGGCCTGCCCCTGCTGGTACTTGTAGCCGATGTAGTAGCCATGGACAGCCTCATCACGGATGATCAGGCGGATCAGGTCAGCCGTGTTCGTGAGCTTGGCCTGTGCAGACCAGTGCAGTGGCATGTAGAATCCCGAATAGAACAGGAATGACTCAAGCAGCGTTGAGGCGATCTTCTTCTTGTGCGGATCGGTGTCCGTGTAATCATCCAGCACAAGGTTTTTCTTGACCTGAAGGTGCTTGTTTGATTCGGACCACGCAAACGCTTCGTCAATCTCCTTGGTTGAACATAGTGTAGAGAAGATGGATGAGTAGGATTTGGCGTGTACAGACTCCATGAACGCAATGTTGGTGTACACTGCCTCTTCATGAGGAGTTGTTGCGTCCTTGATGAGGCTCACAGCGCCAATGGTGCCCTGAATGGTGTCCAGCAGGGTCAGGCCGGTGAATACGCGCATGGTGGTCTGCTTCTCTTCCGGTGAGAGGGTTCCCCATGTCTTGATGTCGTTGGATACTGGGATTTTCTCAGGCAGCCAAAAATTGGTCGTCAGTCGGTTCCAGACCTCAACATCCTTTTCGTCTTGGATGCGGTTCCAGTTGATGGCTTCTTTTGACAATTCGTCTCCTTGTTACTCGATATTATGTGTGATAAGACTACAATGGGCCACCTACAAAGTCAAATCGTAGATGGCCCAAAGTACTTTAGACTATAGTGCGCAAGAAACGCAGCCGTCCATTTCCGTTCCGGCGAGGTCACCCTGTCGGACGCGGCTGTAGTAGAGCGTCTTAATTCCAGAGCGCCAAGCCAGAATCTGAGCCTTGTTGATGTCGCGGGTCGTTGCCGTGTCCGGGAAGAACAACGTCAGCGAGAGTCCCTGATCGACGTGCTTTGTTGCTTCTGCGTAAACCGCAATCGTGCGTTCCGGACCAACCTGATAGGCATCCTCCACGTCAGCGAAATTCTCATTGGTCACGTACGGCTGCGGGAAGTAAACGCGGCCTGTCAGACCCTCCTTGCGGGTCTCCACAGCCTGAGCTACCGGGTGAATGGAGCTTGTGCTGTAGTTGACGTAGGAGATCGAACCGGTAGGCGGGATTGCCTGAAGGTAGGCGTTGTAGAGACCATGCTCAGCAATCTGCTGGGCAAGCTCAATCCAGTCGAACCGGGACGGAACGTAGATTCCATAGTCTTCAAAGACATCCAGTGTCTTGTACTCGAATTCGATGTTCTCCGGTCGGCTGTACTTCTCCGTAAGGTGCTCGGGATCAGCATACTTGGAGCCTTCGAATCCGTCAAACGGGCTTCCGGTCTCCTTGGCGAGTTCCATGGATGCCTTGTATGCGTGGTACGCAACAGTCATGAAGTAGGCATTGGTGAAGTCCAGAGACTCCGGGCTACCGTACTTCCAGCCGTGCTTGATGAAGAAACCGTGAAGGTTCATCTGGCCAAGTCCGATAGCGCGGCTCTGGTTGTTACCTTCACGGACAGATGGCACCGAGTCAATGGAGGACAGGTCTGAGACGGCAGAGAGGGCACGGATGGCCGTAGAAACGGTACCCGCGAGGTCTCCACCTTCCATAGCCTTTGCAATGTTCATCGACGCAAGGTTACAGGAGATGTCCCGGCCCATGGTGTCGTAAGACAGGTCAGCGTTGAACGTGGATGCAGTGTTGGCCTGAAGGATCTCGGTGCAGAGGTTGGACATGTTGATACGCCCAAGATTGTCGTTCGCGTGGGCGCGGTTTGCGTTGTCCTCAAAGAGGATGTACGGGTAGCCGGATTCGAACAGCAGTTCAGCGGTTGTCTGGAGGAACCCGCGAGCGCCACCCTCGAACTTGTACTTCTTGATCCGGGCGTCCGCAACCATTTCACGATACTTTTCCGTCACAGAAATATCACCGAAAGGCTTTCCATATACGCGTTCCACATCATATGGTGAGAACAGGTACATCTCTTCATTGTTCTTTGCAAGCTCGTACGTAATATCCGGTACAACAACACCCAGCGAGAGCGTCTTGATTCGGATCTTCTCGTCGGCGTTCTCGCGCTTGGTGTCAAGGAAGAGAGCGATATCCGGGTGATGTGCGTTCAGGTAGACCGCTCCAGCGCCCTGACGGGTGCCAAGCTGGTTGGCATAGCTGAAAGCATCCTCCAGCATCTTCATGATGGGGATGATACCGGATGAGGCGTTCTCGATGTGCTTGATAGGCGCACCAGACTCACGGATGTTGGACAGAAGCAGTGCTACTCCACCACCACGCTTGGAAAGCTGGAGGGCAGAGTTGATCGAGCGACCAATTGACTCCATGTTGTCTTCCAGACGGAGCAGGAAGCATGATACGAACTCTCCGCGCTGTGCCTTACCCGCGTTGGAGAACGTAGGCGTAGCAGGCTGAAGACGGCCTGTGACGATCTCCACAGCGATCTTCCGGGCGTGCTCGATGTTTCCACGGCCCAGCAGGGCTGCGTTGGCGACAACACGGTCCTCAAAGCGCTCCAGACGGGTCTTGCCGTCGAAGGACTTCATACCGTACTGCTTGTCGTACTTGAACGCGGAGAAGTAGGATTCAAAGCGCGGCTTGTAGCTATATACCAGCTTGTAGAGATCCTTCAGATCCTGAAAGTCGTACTGCTCAAAGACCTCGCGCTCGTAGTATTCGTTGTCGAAGAGGAACTTTAGCTTTTCCTCTAGGCTGTAGTGGAACTGGGTTGACGTATTCACGTCCTGAAGGAAGAACTGACGTGCTGCTTCCTTATCCTTTTCGAACTGAATCTTTCCGTCTGGACCATAAAGGTTCAGCGCTGCGTTCAGTTCAACCGGGCTTTCATTACTTACTTTTGACGACAATGTTTCTCTCTTTCAAATAATTATATGCTAAAAATACTCTCTCGGAGTCATCCCCAAGAAATCCTATCCCTTTATTACAGGATGAGCAGAGAAGACCTCTGATGCACGTTCCGCATGATTTACCTGACGGGCAGCAGGAGTGGTCATGATCAACCGACAGGGCCTTACCGTCCTCCGATGAAGGAGACCGGCAGATGGCACAAACCCCACCCTGATCCTCTAACAGCTTATCGTACTCAACTTTAGAGATACTGAACTTATACATTACTTGGCATGTCCTACACCAAGAATAGTACCCACTAAGGTTCGACTATCCTTCAGTGTAAAGGACGTAAATGGCTGGTAGATAGCACACTTACTGCAAGTTTGACCGTGTTCATCGAAGTGTATATACCTTCTAGGGGAGGTTCCGAGACGCTTCCTGATGTAACACCCACTGCATAGGCCTTTTGCGTGATACCTGACCTTACCTTCTACCCGGTTTCCCGGCTTGTACATCTCTTTTTTACAGTTGATGCAAGCATTGGTGGAGGACCATATGAAGTATCTACCTTCTATGTATCCTGTAGGCCCTTCCAAAATATGTCCAATCCTTCTTGTGTCTTAGTTATGTCTTCTGGGGTACCGGCTAGTTCAAAGCGGTAGAGTAGAGGTACTTGTAGCTTGGCCGAGATGATATCTGCGGCACGGCAGTAATCTCCAAGGAAGTTGAGATTCCCTGCTCCGATTACTCCTTTACATCTTACCCTATTTTGCTCCTGATTCAAAAACGCGACTACCTGCTTTGGGACAAACCCGGATCTAGCGCTCCCGTAGGTGGGAGTGATTAGAACGAAGTCCTGATCAATGCGGACAAGTCCAGCATCGGCGGTCTTCAGGGGGAGTCTCAAAGCAGGTAGGTCGAGTTTTTCTATGAACCTAGCCGTGTTCTCGCTCGTACTGGAGAAGAACACGATCATGGTTATCCTAGGGCGTTTGAGGTTTCGAAGTGGGACTTGAGTTCGGTGATCCTGTCGGGCTGGAAGCCTGCCCAATCTCCAACGGGAGACTCTACCACAGGTGCGGACTGGTGTCCAAGCGCCTTCAGGCGGTCAAATGCTTCTGTATCTTTTGTGATGTCAACGCTGTGGTATGCGATTCCGGCCTTGTCAAGTGCGCGGTAAGTTGCGGTGCACTGGACGCAACTGGGTTTGGTGTAAACTGTCACCATTTAGGGGTACTCCTACGTGTTTTGAGATGGTCTTCTATTATACGCGCCTTTGAGAGATTGCAGTTTCTCCATCGGGTGCTTGAGGCTGTTTCCGGTGGCCAATCCGATGTAGTCTACGGTGCAGACGCGGTTCTTCATGAACTGCAAAACGCCCACCAAACCGTTGTGCTTTGCCCCGGATTCGGAGTCGTAAGCGTCTGGCTTGACCCGGACGAACTCGCCCTGCTTGACGTTTCCGTAGTCAAAATCAATCCACGAATCTTCGTCCCAGTCTGGTGTGTTGTCCAAGGATGCTCGTCCGTTCTTACTCAGCAGATCCAGAACGACGTTCTGGGCGTTCGGTGAGAGCTTGTAGCTCTCTAGGGTCAGGTGGACGGCAATGAGGGCGTCCACCACTTTCTTGTCGTCCCCACGGTAGCCGCCATAGCCTAGCGAGATCATCCGGGATCGGAGATTGTCATGCTCTTCAGTGAAGGTGAGCATCTAGAACTTCTTTCCACCGTGCATCATTTCGCGGGTCACGTTGTAGGCAAGCTTCTCTTCAATGATTGCGCCGAGGTCAATCTTCTCAGTGTAGCAGAAGTCAAAGATGCGGATCACGGTGTCGGCCAGTTCAGACGGAACGCCTTCAGGCTTGTGGAGTGCCCCTGCCTTAGTGTGCGACGGCTCTCCATCACTGTCGATGATCGACGTCGGGTAGTAGGTTTCGCTGGCTGCGCGGCCATTGCGAAGCTCGTCATGGGCTTCTACAAGCTCTGACACCATCAGCATGAGCTTGTTACCCTGCCAGTGCCCCAGCATGGCCGGATCTTCTGGACGGCCATCATGCCATCCCTTGGATGCAGATGCAGATCCGCAATGCTCAGTTAGGTAGCGGAAGCTGTCAAATACGTTGTTCTCAGTCATTGCGTCTTCTTTCTAGTGTATAGGGAAAAGTACGGCCCTGCAACCGAAGTCACAGGGCCGCACTTTAGGTGGTAATGCTTAGCCGAAGGACGGCGGCAGCGGAACCGAGTTGGCTGCGGGAGCCGGTGCCGGTGTGGCAGTAGCTACCGGACCCCAAGGGTTCTCAGGAGCGCCTGAAGGGGCCTGTGAGGCTACAACAGGGGCAGTCTGAGCAACCGGAGCCGGGAGGCTGTGAGAGGCCGCTACAGGGGCAGCAGGCAGGCCACCGGGAACACCGGCTGCGGGTGCTGCACCAACAGCAGGCTGGATGGACCCGCTCTTGATCTTAGCGCGTACCACATTGTCGTTGCCGGTCTCGTGGAAGATCTCAGCAACAAAGCGGCGACCCTGAAGAGCCTGTGCGATCTGCTGTTCAGTCGGGTTGGTGTCGAAGAAATCGTTACCAAGGCCGAGAGCGGCCAGTTCACCGAAGAAGTAGGTCTTCATTGCGTAAGCGCTGTCGCTTACAGAGAAGTCGTGCCAGACTCGGGCGTTCGCACGCTCACCGGATTCGACCGAAGGGTTGATGGAGAACTTGGGGTTCTCCTTGTTTGTCTGGCCGACCTTGGCCGCGTCCTTGATGACGAAGGTGTACATACCTTCACCGAGAAGAGCAAATTCCTTTGCGCCTTCTTCAGCTTTGTTCCTGAGAGTTGTCCAGTCCATTGCGGGCATTGTTATTCCTTAGTTCAGTTCTTGTTGTTAGTGTTTTGTTGTGCTAGGTTGTTGATTATTACTACTAGATGCTTGGTTTTTCAGGCATCCCCGAGGCCACCGGAACAGGCTGCTCAACTGGAGCAACATGAGTCGGGTCCGCGAAACTCTGCTGGGCTACGTCTTCACCGAAGATTTCGTTCAGCATTCGGGAGACATCAGGATCACCAATCACTGTTGGCAGACCCGGAACACGAGACTTAGCCTCGTAGTTAGGGTGATTACCGATCAGAAGGTTGCGGGTATCCTTGATTTCCCCCGTTGCAGGGTCCGGAGCCTGAGTGACATACAGGTAACCTGTGATGTCCATCCAGTACGGAACCTGAGAGGCAATCTGGCCCTGAAGATAGGGCTTGATAATACCGTCGTAGTCGCGAGACATGGCGGTGATGATGACTGCCTCAATAATGTTCTCGTCATCCGTGAGGTCACGAAGATCTCGACAGAAGAACGACATTGCGGAAAGAAGCTTTCCCCAGTCCTGAGTCTGAAGCTGCTGGCGACCCTTGATCTTCTCTACAGCCTTAGACTGTAGTTCAGAGATGGAGTCAACGACAACAGTCTTGAACGGGTGACGACCGCTCTTCAGATACTCATAGGCTTTCAGGGCCTTGTCGAAAGAGTCAACGGAGACCGTGCAAATATCCCAACTACCGTCAGCAACGGGAGGGGCATCAGCGAGTGGATTCCACTTGACCTTACGGCCCTTGATGAATCGTGCAGCCTTCTCAACGTCAAGGATGAGAATAGGCTTTGGGCCAGTGGCTCCGAAGGTAGTTTTACCTGCTCCAGCCAGTCCATGCACAAGAATACTTAGTGCTCTATCGGACATTTAGTACCGCTTTCTTATGGTGTATCATTTGTATCTTCATATCGAGCATTGGGATCTACTGGCTCATAGAAATCTTCCAGCATAGCTTCCGCAGACGAGCCATCATCGAACATTGTGCAGACCTTGAAGAAGTCACACTTCCAAGTGCAGTCTCGTGTGGGGCTAGGATAAGCGATAAACCTGTGGTCACCGCCAGCGTCTAGCTGATCTCGTACCTCCATTATATCACGAACAGTACCCAAAGTCCTAATCCAGAATGACTGTAGCTGCTTGTCGTTGAAGCGCACGTCGAGTCGTTCATAGAACGGGGGCTTGGCTGTGCCGGAACGTTTGACCTTTTTGATAAGGCTGTAAATTCCGCCGTCAACCTTTGGATCACCATTCACGGTGTCCAGCTTCTCAAGCATGACGTAGAGCATAAGCTGCTCAGACATGTGAGAGGTTTCGTAATACATGCTGAAGGATTGAGCCGTCTTATGGTCAAGCAACGCGTGCTTACCGTTGGAACGCCTCTTCACCTTGAGGTCCGTCTTACCCATGATCTCAACACGCGGGTCGAAGTCGGTAAGCCGGTAGGAAAGCTTCTGCTCTGCGCCGATAACCTCAATATCAGCATCGGGATTCTCATCCCTCATCCAGTCCATATAGCCCTCAAGCATGATACGTCCCAGTTCTGCTTCACTGTTGTACTTCTTCACGTTCTCCGGAAATGAAGCATCCGGAGAGGCAAGGAAGAGTTGGTTGTCAGCCCTGTTGAACCGCTCGTAAGCGTCCACAGGATTCTCACCAGTAGTGTAGTACAGTTCAAGGGAGTTGTGAACACGGTTACCAAGGGACAAAGGTCCCATGACCGTCTTCTTTTTCGGCTTCAAGGCACGATAGTTACCTAGCCACCACTTGCGCCTGCAATCCTTGAAGGTCTGAATCTCGGAGTTGGTGATTGACACCGACTCCGGATTTCTCCCCAAGAAAGGCTCTGTGTTATACTCCATTTTAGCCTAACTTTGTTTATATGTCAAACGGCCTGATAGCCGCTTTCCACGAAGAGATTCCATACGTTAGGGACCTTTTCTTTGAGTACTTCAGCGATCTGATCCGTCAGGAGTGCGATCTCGTGCTGTGCCTTTGAAGCGTGTACGGCTGTGTCTCCCCAATCCTTGCGGAGTGAGCAGAAGTTGAGCAGCGAACGAAGGTTCACCTTGAAGTACATGGACGAGTAAAGGCTGACAGGAAGGTGCATTCGAGCAACCTCCTTGGAAATACCGTAGGCAATCAGCTTCTGGTAGTTGATCCAAGCAGCCTCAGCCATCCCCATCTGCACACCACGGAGGGCTTCAAGCTGGTCTGGACGGCCTTCTTCGAACTCGTAGTCTCCAGTCTTGCCGACCTGAACGATGCTACGGCCCTCTTCAGGGACAACGTAAAATACACCCTTCATCTCACGATACCGGCCTGATTCCTCATTGATGGACGAGAGGCGATGCTTGACGATCTGGCGGGAGACAAAGATCGGTACTTCAAAGTACCACTCAAACTCCGGACCTTCAAACGGCGTGCCGTGCTGGTTCCGGTAGAGCCACTTCAGGAGGCCCAGATCGGACCCCTCAAGGACTGCCTGAGGGATCTTGACACTTCCGGCCCCTTCAGTACTTACACGCGCTCTGCGGACGATAGAGCCTTCCCCGCCCATGGAATCCATGAGGACGGCCTTCACGTCACTGCGGAACTCTACGGGAGTGAGTTCCATCTTGTCAATATCTACGGGCTGTTCAGTCATGCGGCGTCTTTCTGGTTATCTGGTTTTTCGGATAGTTCTCCCCTTAGATACTTCTCAAGGAGAACCTTGTCGCGTAGAATCTTCTCTAGCTGGTCAGATTTTTCGGCAACGGCTTGGATTACGACCTCCTGAGACGTGTCCTTGGTGACGTAATCAACGATTCGGATGAAGTCATAGATCTCCGAACCGATACGGTGTACTCGCGCCTCAGCCTGAAGGTTATCGATCATGGACCAAGAACGCTGAAGGAAGACGGCTGTACTGCCCTTTGTGAGGGTAATACCGGTGCCACCGGCAGCAATGGTGCACAGGATGTATTTTGTCTTCCCGGCTTGGAAATTCATCATATGCATTTCTCGCTCTTTGGCATCCTGATCACCGGTAATAAGTCCGTGCGGGATCTTTAGCTTTTCGAGACGTGCTGATAGCATGTTGATAAGCTGGGAAGATACTGCAAAGACTACCAATGATTCGTCACCGTAGTCGGAGAGGTCATCCATGAACGCGTCAAGTGTACACGACGGGTCAGACAGGCGGACGTACTGCTTGTTGACCACCATATCCAGTTCAGCGTCGTAGACATCCCTGTACTCGACCTCAGCGTATGAGGAAGAGAACTGGAGCATCCGGGTAGCCTTGGTCAGCGGAGAGGTTGTAAAGACAACTTCACCGTCAGAGACTTCGGCAATCATCTGCTCCTGCATCTGCTTGTAGGCCTTGGCCTGCTTGATGCCCATCACCACGTCGCGACGTTCGTACACGATTGGTGGCAGGAACGGCAGGATCACTTCCTTGGCCATGCGCCGCGTGAACGGATCAATGCCCGAGAAGAATTCCTGCTCCATCTCAGGACGAAGACCAATGACGATCTTCGGTCCCCAGCCGGATTCCGCTGTGAGGCAGAACCGCTCGATGTAGTCCTTCTTGGAAGGGTAGGCCTCCGGGAACAGCCAGTTCAGCGGCGAGAACAGATCCTCAGGGGTAGAAGCAATCGGGGTACCCGACAGTCCAATCCTGAATTCTGCGTCACCTGTAGCGGCCTTGAAGGCCCGAGAGGTTTTTGATGCTGGGTCCTTGATGCGGTGGATCTCGTCACCGATCACGGTCTTGAACTGGATGTTGTTCAGTTCCCGCACGTGGGCCTCACAGGAGGTCACCTTTACGGTATGATCAAGTCCCTTACATTCCGGGCAACGCTTCAAAGCAACAGGGCCATAAGCCTTGAGCTTGGAGTGTGACCTAATGCTCTCCCAGTTCAAAATATAGATATGCGCTTCCTCCTCCAGCAGCTTGCGCCGTTGGGTTGCGTTACCATCGATCACGTGGATCTTCAGTCCCGGCCATGCCTTCTCGATCTCCTTGGCCCACGAGAACTTTGTGGAGTTCGGGCAGGCAATGAGCATCGGGAACACATCAGCACCGTTTGCAGCGTGGAACCGGACAGCGGACATGGATGAGATGGACTTGCCACTACCCATGCCGTTGAACAGCATACCACGCTTGACCGTAGTCAGGAACGCTACGTCACCCTTCTGGTGAGGATACAGCCCAATGTCGGGCATGATCTCTTCCCAGCCCTGAGGCGTGATCTCCATGCGCATGTTATAGGCTGGCAGTACGGTCTTCCCGTAAAGGTCCATCATCCATGCTTTGAGATTCGGGCCTACCTCCAGTTTCTCCTTGAAGGTGTTCTGAAGGGCTAGACAGGTTTGCCATGTAAGGCTATAGTTCCAGTAGGAACCTTTGGAGTTGAAATGCGAGGAAGGGACATTGTTCAGAAGAACCTTGTACTTCCACTCGAACTCCGATATCTTGATTTTGTGAGGATGTTTCTCATCGATCTCAGCATAAATTTCTGCCATTATTACCTGTTATTTTCTCTGTAGTCCCTTATTCTATCACACAAGCAGCTTCTTTGTCCAACGGGCATTCCGGCGCACGTACCACAGCATGGCGTGGCGGAAAGCATCGTTTGCGTGTCCATCCCCACCGACGTGCCAGAATCCAACGGATTGCAGTTTTTCGCTGGTGGAGAACTCCTTTGCATCGGATGGTGTCTGTTGATCCCACTTCTTCCCATACCGGTAACAGAAGAGCTTGATTGTTCCGATATGTTCAAGCGACCATGGAGAGTCCGGAGTTTCCTCAGTAATCTTGAAGCGTTCGAAGACCACATGTGTGGATTCCTGCTTGATGAGGTCTTCGATCTTATCATAGAATTCCTCCATTGTCACTTCCGCCGCCCAGACCTTGACAGGGTTCTCCGGATCGATCAAGTCGATCATGCAGACACCTGTCAAGAATCCGGGGTCGATGGAGAGCAGGAAGCGGCAACCACACTTACAAAATTTCATGCGGCGTACTTCAACCCCCAGCACTCACCAATCACTTCAGGCTCAGCCGGAAGGTCAACAGCAAATTCTCCATTGCAGTAGGACATAATTGCCTCAATCTCAGGAAGAGCCTTCTCCACCATCTCTGGAGGCATGGAGAAGATCATCTCGTCGTGGATGGCCATTTGGAGGTACGGACCATAGCCCGCCGCGTCCAATCTTACTATGGCCTTCTTCATCAGTTCCGCCGCAGTTCCCTGAAGCGTGTAGTTCGTAAGGGTATACATCTTACCCGGATCAGCGGGGATGTGCCGTCCGGTTCCGGTTACAATGTAGCCGACGCCTTCAGACTCTTCACGCTGCTTGCCCAAGGCTTCAGTTTCCTGCATGAACCGTTTGATTCCGGGGTATGCTCCGAAGATATCGTCAGATACCTTCTTCATCTCGTCAAATGGGACACCAGCGGTGTCAGCCATCTTCTGGATGCCGGAACCATAAGCGGCTCCATACATGACACCCTTCATGAGACCACGACGCGGGTCCTTCTTAGAGAACGTAGGATCATTGTACACCTGTCGGCCAATGGATACAAAGAAGTCTCCACCGGTCAGGTCAGCTTCCTTGAATGCAGCCTGAAGAGCAGCATCTCCGGAGAAGTGCGCCAGAAGACGCATTTCAACCTGAGAGTAGTCACAGGAGATCAAGATATCGCCCGGATTACGGGAGATGAAAGCCTTACGTACACCCATCGTATCATCTTTAGGGATGGTCTGCAAGGCAGGAGAGGTCACCGACATACGTCCGGTACGTGCGCCCATGGTCTTTACAGACGGGTGCACAATACCATCGTTGTTCATCTCAAGGAAGTTCTTGAAGTAGCTGTTCGACATCTTGTCCGCGTTACGGGTTTCGTTGATGAACCGTGCTACCGAACGAACGGTGTCATCCTCAGAGTGGAGAAAGAGTTCCATCTGATTCTTGTCCACAGAGGGCTTACCTGAAGTCTTTGAAAAAACTTCGAACTTCGCCCCAAGATCTTCCTCGAAGAATTTGGCAAGCTGAGGGTTGGAACCGATAGCAATACCCCAGTTTTCCTTGGCCCACGCCTTGGCCTGCTCCACCTGAAGCTTCAGTTCATCGAACCGCTTCTGGGAATACTCAAGGTCAACGCGCATACCATTCATCTCCATCTCCGTACAGATACGGCGAACGGACATTTCAAGGTCATAGGCTACCGGGAAAGAGAGATCTGTTCTCAAATGGCTCCACAAATGAGCAGCCAGCACAGGATCAAGTGCTGAGTACAAGGCGTAGGCCGGGAAATCCACCGGAATGGTCGCCCATGTCCAGTTGTGGGCCTTCATTGCAGCCTTGAGATCCTTCTGCCCAGCATCAGCCATCGGATCGACGTATCGAGTGGATAGCGTCTTCAGGTCGGCAGGCATGGAAGGGTTCTCGATCTGGGTCATGATCATGCTGTCGTGAGTCCTGTCCCAAGGCATATCCCAGTTCGCGTGGACTTTGAGCCACTTGGCATCGAATGAGGCGTTGTGAAGTGTGAAATCTCCAGTCCACGCGTCCATAAGTTCAATGGCCGCGCCTCCCCAGCCTTCCCACGGCACAGCCCAGCCCGCTCGATGGTCCCCGATCTGGACCAGCCTCAGCTTAGCCCCCGGTTCCCAAGGATTTAGACCTGATGTTTCGGTGTCGAGTCCAAGCACATCACGCCGCTCGCCCATCCATCTCTTCATGTCGAAGAGATCATCAATACATGTCACAAGCCTAAGGCTCGTGTCTTCCGGTAGTCTCGGCATTATTTCCTTTTGTTGTGTTGTATTATTCTGTTATTCCGAGCGCCCTCTTTCGAGCTAGCGCTGTTCGCCGCTCATGCTCCAGCTTTTGGTCTTCCTCAGCCTTTTCATAGGCTTCACGCTGTTCAGGTGTGAGGCTCAACCTGTAGCTGAGACGGTTGACCGAATCCCGAACCCGGACCCCATACGTCGAGTCAGGGTTAGGAGCAATGCCGTCCACATAGTCAAAGCCGCAGAAGCTAATCTTGGCTTTCGCACCAGTGGTGAAGGCAATCGGGATGATGCTAGGGACAGCCTCAAAAAAGGCCTCTAGCCGCTTGATATTAGGCGTGGATACAAATCCACACAACTGCCACCAATCGTCCGGGAGAGAGGCGTACAGGGCCTCCAGAGAGGCATCCTTGATCGGGTCATGAAGGGGATTACCCTTCTTGTTGTCCAGAACGAAGATGTTCTGCGGATCAACATTTGCACGACCAATATAGTTTACACCAAACTGGCGGAAATAGCTAGCCCGACCCTCAGCAAAGGCTCCGTCAACGGCAACCTTGCGGGTCTTGTCGGCAGCAGGGATCGGCCCAGCGAAGATGGGGGAGTTGAACATCCAGTGGTTTTCGTCTACATGGTTACTGTAGAGTCGTGCACCAAGGGAGGCGAGGTAGAGGCTTGACCATCGGTCTGGCTCTTCCGCCAACTGGTTGATAGGGTAGACCACATGCTCAGGTCCGTTCGGAACGTACTCCTCAGCATCCGTATCAGAGCCAATAATCTTATCGTCAAGGTTGTTGATGTGGTCGTAGATCCGGTCGAACTCGTCATTAGAGGGTCGGTCAAGAATAATATACATAGTGTCCTTTCGTCAGCCTACATTGTAGCATGGTTGAGGGCGAAAGTCTACTCGATGCGATCTGTGTAGAAGGCGTCACGGATATCCAGATCAAGTCTGGAGGCCTCAGTCAGGAGGCGACGTGCAACATTGGTCAGGTACTCGGTGCTGTTGTTGTCTTTCTTCATCAACGATGCTACCACACCAACGGAATCTGTGCAAACGTAGGCTGAGTAACGCGGTGTTTCAGGGTAGACACCGTCCACGTCCATACGATCCGGCGAGCAGAAACCGCACGGAACATATGCGGGAGAGAGTTCTGCGCCGTCTACTGCGGAGAGCTTATTTCGTGATACTGTTTGGCAATCTTCGGAGTGGTAGAAAACACTGACACCGATTCTTGCGAGGACGTACTGGTTCTTTGGAGTTTTGTAGAGTTCAAACTCTACCCATCGGGGCTTTCCCGGTTCTCTGCTGGAACTTTCGGCAAGCTTGGCACCACTGAATTCTAGGGTTCTTACGCCGTCTCTTACGTAATATTTCATGTCATACTTCTCTCATCAATTTGTCAAAGCCACGCTAATCTGGTAACGGGTCTACCTTCTATTATATCGTATGAAAGAAACGACAATGCAGAAAGGCAGGTCCGAAGACCTGCCTCTCTATTGGTGGTGATGTATTACGGGAGAGTAGTAATATTCTCCACCTGTGTGGGGTCCAGCGCTGTTGTCTCAAGCCCTGCAAGCTTGGAGAGAGCCTCCGTGAGCTTAGTATCAAGCTCATCCCGCTCGTCGCGAAGAGCCTCAGCCAGAATCTCTAGATGGGTTTCGTTGTTCTGGGATTCCTTGAGGCCTGCTTCCAGCTTCTGAATGGAGCGCTGGGCAACCTTGAGCGGGTCGATTGTGGGTAGTGCTGACATGTCTATCTTCTTTCGTCGTATGTACCCATCTATTATACCTCATCCACGCCACCGGTTTGGAAGACGGAAGACTCATCTTGGACTGGGGCCACAGGTCGTATCTCGTATTCAGGGGATAGTTCATCAATGAAGTCAAGACGAGCTTGTTCCAGCCTCTCAGGCTTCTGGGAAAGGATCTCTTCCCGAATCTCGTCACACATTTTTGAAGTAAGAAGTATCGCTCCGTCTGGGGCATCAGCGACATCATCCCTCACCTTCTGACGGGCATTTTCCAACCTATCCACCTTATCCTTTCCGGGAACCGGAGAACCTAGTTCCGGATCTAGCAGAATCTCGGAGAATTCCACCGGGACTCCCGCCTTAGACATCTCATCCAGATTATTCCCAAGAGCGCTATAGAGTTCTTCCCAGTCAATTAGATTTTCCGACGATCTTCCCTCCTTGAGGATGGCCTCAAGGATCTCCCGAGTATCTGTGGTACCTAGCAGAACGCCCCACGAAGATATGGCCCCCACATCAATTTGATGGATCGCGGTACCTTGTTGGAGGATGATGTACTCAACTCCGTCAATCTTTTGTACTGTATATTCTGTCATTTAGTCTCTCCATACTGCCATATAGTTGAAGCTTAGGTTGTTGTTTGCTGGGCTGGAGTATACGATAGTGAAGCCCGCAGCAGACCTGACTTGGGTGATAAATTGGGCTGGGGCGACACCATCGGCGGTAACGAACGGCTTCCTATCCCCTGTCGGAGCAGGTGCAAAATAGGTGCACGTGTACGTTCCGCCCGTAGACTGGGTCATCGCTGTCTGTCCGTAGACTATTGTATCATTAGACGCCCCGCCTGCCCTAGTCTTACCACGTAGTTCAATAGTGTCACCCCTAAGGATCAACTCAGTTCCAGCATTCGCGTAAACCTGCCCCGCATTTCCTACCTCAACAGCCGTCCCGTTGTAGGGACCGAAGGCGTTACTGATACGCGTACCGCCACCTTCTGGGGATATTTTGATTTGCGAGCGACCTGTCGAGTTGGTCACCATCTCTGTCCCAAGAAGTACCAACGCACCTGTTTCGAAGGTCGTACTAGTAGGGGCCGCCGCGAAGATGACAGGTTTGAGTTCCTCCGATGTCCCAGTCAGGAATAGGAGTCCCGGCTTACCCTCCCAGATGGAGCTATCCATGATAATTCCAGCAGCGGCATCGCCGGTCTGGAACTTTCCTGTAACAAGAACGTTCCCTGTTGTCGAACTCATATCGAACACAGTGTTCCCCGCAGGGTCATATGCCCTCAAGCCGAGTCCGTCAAGCTTCACACCAAGATCTGCCGTAGCAGTTGTCTGAATGAGAGCACCTGTGATGGTTTTACCGTCAATAGCTCCATCAACCACGAGGTTTCCGTCAGCAGCGCGAGTCACAGCAACAGAGTCGATGTCCACATAAGCAGACGTTGATGGGGATGAGCAGTTGATGAAGAACTCAACAGCCGTAGTCCCTGCCGGGAGTGCGTCCGTGATACCGCTGATCTGTGTCCAAGTGTTTGTCCCCGGAACATATGCGGGACTGGTGGTTACAGACGAGTTACGGAATAGTGCAACGTTAGTATTCAGTGTTGTTCCCGACCAAGGCTTGATGCCAAAGCGGATCTTATCTGTTGCGTATGCAACGTTGGTCTTGACCCACATGGAGACCCTGAATCTGTTGTCAGCATCCACAGTCACCTTATTAGCCAAGTTGTAGGTGTAGTTGATAGAAGTTGTACCAGTAAGACGCATGGCTGCTGCACCGGAGCGTCCACCTGTAGGCTGGATGATCTGGTTGGTACCACGTGTCCACGAAGAACCCGGAGTCGTTGGGTGTTCGAAGTTGCTTTCCACGATAAGGTTGTCAGTCGAAGACACTACTAGGTTGTCCACAGCGATAGACTTGGCGGCAATCTTAGTACCAGTGATGGACCCAGCGGTCAGCACACCAGCATCAATTGTACCAGATGTCATGTGCTGTGTCAAAATGCCGCCATCAACAATGAGGCTTCCACCAGCAGCACGGACAAGTGAGATGTCATCAAACCACATGGTGTTGCCGGATGAAGTCATGGTTGAGTTGAGACGAACGCGCATCTTAGCAGCAGTAGCGGGAGGCTGGAACATTTTGGAGAAGTACCTCCATGTGCTGTCCAGCGGGATTCCGGGAGGACTAGCAACAGTCCCCGTAGAGTCCACGTTCCCGGTAGGTTCAACGTTATAGTTGGTGTTAGATAGGAGGGTTCCGCCAGCGTTGTAGTAGTATAGGCAAAGCTCTGCGCGATGCCCTGTTGTGGCCGTAGTCTTTATCCACCCTGAGAGACGGAACTGGTCGTTGGCATTCTCGATAGCGGTATACGCATCACTGACCGGGCCAAAGTTTCTGGCAGTAATTCCGGTAACCTTGAGAGCCTTACCTCCCAGCCTACCAGCAGTGGCATCAACCGTAAACGCAGCCGTGTATGAGGACCACTGGGTAAAGTCGTACTCAAATCCGCCATTCTCGACAAGGTTGTCTTGGCTGGTGACCAACATGTTTTGGGCAGATATGGTGCCTGCCTTGATCTGAAGACCTGTAATACTTCCAGCGGTTAGAACACCAGCATCAATTGTGCCAGAGGTCATGTGGTTGGTGGTGATGGCCCCGTTCACGATAAGTACTCCCGAAGACGCCTGCTGAACAAACAGGTCAGAGAATACTGTTGTGCCAGTCGTGTATAGTGACTGCTTGTAGAGGCCAGCCGTGGCCTGTGTATACCCAGCGGGTATTTCGAACGTTCCTGAGATCTCTGTCCAAACACCGGAAGTGATTATAGACGTGTTGCTGATGTTCGTAGGTGTAGACTGTGACCAAGTATTGTCAGGTTTGTACGCCCTGAGGTAGATGGATGCCCCACCAATAGGTATGTTAACGCTGCCCTTGACCCATACAGACACTCGGTAGAACCCTCCGGACACAACAGGCATACGCTTAGTAGGAGAGCTAGTAGCGTAATATGCACCAGTCTGCACAGAGTTGGTAGCAATCGTCATGATTGCACCGCCAGTACGCCCACCGGTAGCCGAGAACGTAATACCCGGATCTGTGAACCAGCTACCTGTATCGCGGAACTCGGGGTCCGTGTGGAGGTTTGACCCAGAAATAATAACCTTATCGGCAGTAATAGTGTTGGCCGCGATCAAATCGCCAGTGATGGCGTTGGACTTGATGCCCGGAACCTCTAGAAGGCCTGTGGTGGCGTCCAAGTGGAACGTTAGGTTGTTGCCAGCATCGTAAGCTTTGATTCCTGTAGAAGCCATCTTGATACCGCTGAGAGCAGTTGCAGATGTCTGCACAGTGCTACCGGTCATCGTTGCACCTGTGATGGTGGAGCCTGTTTCGATGGCACCTTTGAGGGTGAGAACTCCAGCGCTCGTGAGCGATAGGTTCTTGACTCCAGCACCATCATAGCCAGCCAGTTCAGCACTGGTAAGCTTGATTCCGCGTGAGGCAGTCGCTTCGGTCTGGACCAAAGCGCCTGTGATAGTCTTACCGTCAATGGCTCCGTCAACAATTAGCTCACCTGTAGCCATCTGGCGAAGGCTCATAGCGTTAGGTGCAATTGTAGCGGTTCCGGTCCACCCTGAGAGACGGATCTCAGGCAACATCCAGTAGCAGTCAGCCGGGACGATTCCCTTGTAATAGGTGCGGACACCCGATACGATTGTCGGATACGCACTCAGGGTTGAGAACGCAATGCTGGTTGCAGAGCCGTCCTTTGTACGACCAGTGAAGCGCAGATCTCCTGTGCCGGATGTGGATATTGTAGCCGAGAAGAGATATGACTCTCCGGGGCTAACCGGGAGCCAGTCAGCGAACGCAGCAGCAGTTTGAGCAATGCCTGTCGGGCGAAGGTAATAGTTACCTGTTCCCGGCAGGACCAGATCAAGGTTACCAGTTGTGACATTTTTGGACACGGCCATTGTGGAGGCAGAGTTACGCATTGCTGTCATGTTGGCGACCTGATAGCCCGGATCAGGGATCAGGTTGTCACCGGCACCGATGATCAGCTTACTCGCGGAGATAGTTCCCGCGTCAATCATATCGCCCTTGATGGTATTGGCCTTCAGGCCGGGGGCTTCAACAAGACCGGTGGCAGCATCTACACGGAAGGTGAGTTCATTGCTGCTGTTGTATGCTGTGATTCCAGAGGATGACAGCTTTACACCGCTAAGAGCAGTGGCCGAAGTTTCGATCCCGGTACCGGTTAGTCGGGCACCTGTGATGGTAGAGCCAGAAGTGATGTCACCCTTGATCGTAAGGGCACCGGCAGATGTAAGGGAGAAGTTCTTGACTCCAGAAGCATCATAGCCTGCAAGCTCGGTGCTGGTCAACTTTATACCGCGCGAAGCCGTAACAATCGTCTGGATAAGTGCACCAGTGATAGTTTTACCGTCAATGGCTCCGTCAACGATTAGCTCGCCGCTGGAAGCACGAGTAGCAGAGATCATATCAAACGTGGTTGTACCCGTAGCCAGTGCAGACGTAGTTGACACAGAGAAAGCAACCGAGATAGTGTTGGCCGGGGCTGTAACCATTCCATTGATCTCAACCCAAGTGTTAGCCGGGATGATTGTAGCAACAGCCGGTGTACCTGTAGTGTACGTAACACTCTGTAGTGTCGCGTATGATCCTGTAGACAGGCGGAACCTGACGTTGAGCAGCACACTATTCGCAGGGGCAGACACAGATGTCTTCACCCAGCCGGTGATACGGTATGCATTTGCAACGTCCGACATGGTTTCGATGGCAACCTTAGTAGGCGCACCGACTGCGTTGTAGGATGTCTGGAGTGATGCAGTGTTGGTGATAACCATGGCCGGGAGCGAGTTACGCCCAGCGGTCGCGTTGATAATGAAGTTAGTTGGAAGCTCCCAGCTAGCGCCAGATCCGCCGAAATCACCCTCAACTATTAGGCTATCAGAGGATGAGACAAGTAGCTTGTCAACTGTGATAGACTTGGCACCGATTCGAGCAGCAGCTAGTGTTCCTACGGAGATCTTTGAGGCATCGATAGATCCGATGATACCGTTGGCTGCCGTGATGGACCCTGAGACAAGGATGTCTACAGCATCGATCAAAGAGGCATCGATGAGCTTGGCCTTGATGGTTTCTGCATCGAGACGGGCAGCGGCAACTGTGCCCGCTGTGATCTTATCAGCGTGTATGTCTGCAATATGAGCATTGCCGATTGCAGCGTTGCCGATGATAGCAGATCCTGCGGTGATTGCACCATCAACGATGAGTTTCCCGTTGGCGGCACGGATTGCAGAGACGAAATCGAAGTCAACGTACTGACCGGCTGTGACGTTTGCACGAATACTGACAGCAAATGAGACAGATACCGCGTCAGCAGGCCCGGTGACTAGGCCGGTGAGGTCAGTCCATACACCTGTCACCGACAGCACAGACTCAACATCGGTGTACGTGTATGTACCTGCCGCGTTCCTCCAACGGGCAAATACCCAGATACTTCCAGCGGCCAGTGCAGCAGATGTTTTGAATCGAGTGGACAGCTTGAAAGACGCGCCACCGTCAACTGGGAGAGCCTGAGGCTTGTTGTATAGCGAAGCGACTACACTGTTACCAGTTAGACGTAGTGCAGGTGCGCCGTTCAGACCGCCCGTCGGCAATAGAGTTGAGGACGAGATAGCAGGCCAAGCCAAGTTCCCAGCAAGGAATGACGGGTCAGATATTACGTTATCGAAAGAACCCACCAAAAGCTTCTCAACCGAGATAGTATTGGCTCCCAGACGGTCAGCATCGAGTGTACCTGTAACGATCTTTCCGGCGCTGAGGTTGCCGATGACCGCCTCGTTGATAGTGCGGGACTGCCATGACGTGGTGAATTCCCACTGAGCAATGATTGTACCAGCACCGTCACGCTTGAACCAAGTGTCGCCAGCGACATAGCCTGTCCCGGAGGCGTCAAGAGTAGAGTAGACTACCTTGTTCTTACCGTTGGCAGCGTTGCTGATCGCGGTGGTAACGGCAGGCTGTACCTCAAAGATGGCAGCGTCCTGCGCCACAACGAATATAGTCCCATTGTGGACGTATGGTTTATTCCCATCATTGGTATCAAACCACATATCACCCTTGACGTAAGTTCCGCCAGAGGGCTGTGCGTCCTGATAGTATGTGGTAGTCTTGCCGTTGGCTATAGTGAAGGCTGTATCAGCCTTTATCTGAGCAGTAGCGATTGTCGCGTCACGTGCCGAAGTCCAAGCAGGCGTACCGGTGATCACCCAGACGTACGGCTTGTTGCCGTCGTTGGTGTCGAACCAGAGATCTCCTGCACGGTGTCCCGTACCGGCCGGGGCGTTATCCTGATTCCAGACGGTACTCTTGCCGTCAGCAGCGAGTTGTGCAGTCCCAGCAGCAGTAGAAGCAAGTGCGGCGTTATTGAAAGCCTGCTGTGCGAGCGTCTGTGCGGTTGCCGCATTGGTGACAGCAGTATCTGCTGTACCTTGTGCCCCCGAGGCCGCTAGAGCGGCAGCAGCAGCCGCCTGAGCGGCATCCAGAGCCACCTTGTCGGTGATCGCGGTCCATGTTGTACCTGATACCCACTTTTTGGGTGTATTAGCACCACCTGTAGTGTCAATCCAGAGCGTGAGAAGGCTTGCATCTGCACCTGTCGGTGCTGTAGTCTGGAAAAGAATCTTACCCTTTGTTGCAGCAAGAGCCGCAGCGTCGGAGGCAACCTTGTCAGTCAGCGACTGCCATGTGGTCCCGGAGACCCATTTCTTTGGAGTATTAGCGTTTCCTGTGGTATCGATCCATAGTGTAAGGAGGTTAGCGTCCAGCCCTGTAGGGGCGGTGGTGCTGTAGATGATCTTACCCTTGGTAGCCGCAAGAGAGGCAGCGTCAGTAGCCACCTTATCTGTGACGGCATTCCATGTGGTCCCGGATATCCATCGTTTAGGTGTGTTGAGGTTTGAAGTTGTGTCGATCCAGAGAGTCTGGAGGTTTGCATCTACACCGGTTGGTGCGCTAGTCTGGTAAAGTACCTTACCCTTAGATACAGCAAGGTTATTTGCAGCGAGGGCATCAGCAAGCGCCTGAGCGGCCTTACTATCAGCGGTAGCAGCGTTTGTTACGGCGGTGTTTGCAGTTGTCTGTGCAGCAGAGGCAGCAGAGGAGGCAGTGCCCGCAGCGGTCTGGGCTGTTACTGCCTTACTATCAGCGGTAGCAGCGTTTGTTACGGCGGTGTTTGCAGTTGTCTGTGCAGCAGAGGCAGCAGCAGCCGCATCGGTGGCAGTCTTGTCAGTTACGATATCCCAAGAGTTGCCAGACGTGTTCCAGCGCTTCGGGATATTTACACCCGCTGTGGTGTCAATCCAGAGGTTCTGAATAAGCTGGTCCGCAGCAGCAGGCGTATCAGACTGAATAAGAACCTTACCTTTGGTGGCAGCGAGGGCAGCGGCGTCCGTGGCGACCTTATCAGTGATAGCAGCCCAAGTCGTGCCAGATACCCATTTCTTGGGCGTATTGGCCCCACCAGTTGTGTCGATCCATAGTGTAAGTACGTTTGCGTTTACACCGGTAGGCGCTGTGGCCCCGTAGATGATCTGGGATTTAGTTCCGGCAAGCGTGGCAGCGTCAGTTGCAACCTTATCGGCTATTGCTGTCCAAGCTCCGTTCCAGTACTTGGTGACAGAGTTATTCAGCCCTAGAGACGTGTCTACCCATAGGTTCTGCGGAAGGCGTGCTTCGACAGGCGGTGCGAAGGCCTGAGTATATATTGTACCTTTAGCCAGCGCAGTGTCAAGAGCAGTCTGAGCCTTGCCGTCAGCAGCAGTTACAGCCGTGGCGGTGGCCGGTATACGAGAGTCAACAACTACAACCCAACCACTCCCATCCCAGCGCTTATTGATGTTGATTCCACCTGTGGTATCAATCCAAAGGTTTTGTGGGAGGCGCTGAGCAACGCTTGGGGCAGTATCAGAATAGATGGTCTCGCTCTTGGCATCAGCAGTTGAACGTGCTTCAGTAGCCGCCTTGTCCGCTAGCGCAGTCCATGCGTTGGTTGGCGAACCGATCCAGACCTTGACAACAATCTTGTCAAGACCTAGACTTGTATCATTCCAGATTGTCTGAGGCAGACGTGCTGCCACAGGAGGCGTAGTGTTCTGAGTGTAGACTACAGACTTGGTGGCAGTCTCAAGGAGCGCTGCGGCCATATCCTGAGTGGTCTGCCATGCGGTCCCGCTCCATGTGGAGAGTCTGTACCCATTGGCAGTGTCGTACCATGTATCTCCCTTTTTGATCTTACCGACTGGGACGTTGGTGGGCGCTATCGGCTCATAGTAATTTGTGCTCTTACCATCGGCGGAAGCCTGCGCACCTGTAGCAGCCTGAGAGGCGGCAGAAATAGCCGCGTCTTGGAAGTTTACCCACTGGTTATCTGGTTCACCCTTCCAGAGGTACAGACGGTTTCCGTCATTGGTATCAAACCACTGATCGCCATCTTTATGGCCGATTCCTGTAGGAGGAGTGTCAATGTACCAGTTACGGTTTTTGCCTGATGCAGTTGTCTGCGCTTCCCCAGCCGCAGTGGAGGCAGAGGCAGCGTTATTGAATGCCTGATCAGCCTTTAGCTGAGCAGCGGCTACCGCAGCATTTGTTGAGGTTAGGCTAGCGGCAACAGCGTCTGCATCATCCTGTGCGTCATCGGCAGCATCTCGTGCGGCCTGCGCGGCAAGTGCAGCAGCGTCAGCGGCCTCTTGCAGGGCCTCAAGAGCCTCTGTAACGCCCGCGTCGGACACAACAGACTCCATACGAACGGTAGCGCTTCTGGCGCTCCATTCAGCCCTGTTTCCGTTGTAGTCCTCAGACTCAAGGGAGAACTGCCAGTATTCACCAACAAGGCAGACATCCTGAGTAATGTAGGTGATGTCGAGAGGGCGAGTAATGGCTCCAAGGGGTGCACTTGAGACAGTGGCAGCACCATTCATCTTGTGCCCGATGATGTTTACACATTCAAAGTCACGCGGGAGTACTCCGTTGTTGACAAAGAGTCCATCCCATGAGACACTGAAGATACCGGGAATCACCGATACAGTAGGTGCCGTAGCAACTGGAGGAGGCGTGATGTCAAAAATGAAGGGCTGGATACCAAACGTCCCATCAGGGAGCGCCCCGAAGACAGTTTTGACGCCGGTCACAGGGTCAGTCGTCTCCATCGTCTCCCGGATGACAATGTTACCCGAAGGGCGGGTTTCAAGGTGCTGAACCCTTTTCCTGACATCGGTGAACTCACGGATGAATCCTCCGTCTGGCCCAATACGTCTGTGTGCTACCATCTTTACTGCCTCATCGTTATGTCGTTATGTGAATTTGTCTTCTAGCTGAAGACTTACTTTCACGCTGTTGGTGTGATCACCGGTCAAGCTAAGTAGCCTCATTCGAGTACTACCATCAGGGAGGGAGAGCCAACCCTTTGTTACCACTTCCACCAAGTCACCGGGCCAGAAAGTCCCGAACGGGGTATCCGTGTCACCGCGAACAGTCATCTGTACCTCTAGAAGCGGACCATTGTTCGCTGAAAGCTCGGCACGAGCGTGGTCCCTCACCACAGTTGGGTTTTCACTGCTACCCTCATTGATGGTTGTTTCCAGCAACGGGTACCCTTTATTGGTATGGGCAGGGTCAGTAGCAATTCTGATTACTGTTCCTTCGTCCTGACCTGCCCCAATGGCGTATACCCTGTCGGTCTGATATGTTCCGGTCACAATGACGTTCATATTTGTCACCATCCCTTTGGCTGGGGTAGTGTCCCAGACCGGAGAGTACTTCTGGGCGATCCTTGGCTGTCCGTCCGTTCCTGTCCACATATCAAATGTGAGCAGGTTGTCACGCACAAGTCTTGGTCTAAACATTATATCAGGTCCACCGAGCACGTTGGACAGTTTTGTTAGGACATCATCTCCACTGATGTTCGAAACGTTGAAGGCGTTATAGGTACGCTCGTGGTTTCCCACCATATCCGCGAGGGCGTAAGTGATCGGCAGTTGCCCGCCCATCTTCCTCTGACTGTAGTCTACAACACGTTTGGCGATAGTGCCGAGAGACAGCCCTTCGAGTTTTATTCTCAACGTCGGGAACTTTATCTCAAAGTCCTCACCCTCAGGTTCATAAGAAACCAGTCTTTTTGCCAGAACCGAGCGTATTCCGCCACAGCCAATGGTCACAAAATCAAATGATTCTGATGGACGGGTAATGATCGGCCCAGCTACAAAGGGTTTGTTGCCCCAAAACACAACGACACCCGCCCACCAAGGGGAGAGCCAGTACTTGAGATCTACTTTGGGAAGCTCGCTCTTGCGTAGCCTCATGTTGATACTCTCAGTACCGTTTAGCTCCATAGACCAGTCCATCGACTCCCACTGTAGCTTAGGACCAATCAGACCTGTGCTGACTTGAAAGAGATGTGCCGTCCACATTAAACTGCCGGTCCAACATCTTCAACGGTGAATTCAATACCGGTTCGACCGTAACCATCCCCACCTGCACCCTTGTATACAACAGGGGTTCCGGGGCCAACCAGCTTGGTGAGAATAATGCTACACGTATTCTCCCCTTGAGGCGCATTGATAGTTGTTTCAAAGTAAAATGTCTGCCACGCTTGGTGCAAGCCTCCAGAAGACCAGAGAATGAAGTCCGAAGTGTTGAGGCTGGGGATGAACCCATACTCACAGTATTTCGAATTATCAAATCCAGATGCATTAGAGGCCCCCATCACCGCGTGAACCTTGAAGCGGATTCTTCTATCTGTAGGGAGCCAGAAGCTACCAGCCCCTACTCGCTGGAACTGTGGAAGAACAGAGCCGATTCCTGACGCGTACTGGTAGTAGTGAAGTCGCCCCAAGCTAGCTCCGTATGGGATGGAATAGTTGACTCCACCCTTGAGAACGGCAGCGTTGGTGTTGGCTGGTCCAGCAAGAACCTGATAGCGTTTTACTTCCTGACTATTTGCAGGTAGGCTGATACCGGCCTCAGTTGTGAAGGAGAGGAACCTGTATATGGAGTAAGAGTCTCCGTCCGAAGGAAAACGCTGTTGGGCAAAAATAACGTCGAAGCGGGAGCCGGTTCCGGGAGGGGATGCTACCGTGAGTGTGGAACCCTGTACGGGCGTCATCACTACTTCTCCGGTGACAGTCTTGATTGCTACGACTCCGGAAGCAACTTGGTAGGTCATGGCGCTGGCCGAGCGTGTGATAGTTGCACCGGACACTACGCCGGGAGAGTAGAGCGCTCCCCAGACCTTTCTAACATCGGAAGATTCTGTACCAGAAGTTACGTCTCCCGATCCGTTTACTGTGGCGTCAACGCCCCATCCTGAAGTCATCTGTCATTCCTCATTTTCTATACTATATGAAAGTATCTCGTATAATTATATCACACCAACCGGTGAGCCAGACAGGCCCTCCGGTCACATCTGCTATAGGTAGGAACTTCGGCTTCATAGTTTGGGCAGGGGCTACAGAAAACCATTCCCGTTCAGACAGGTTTGTGCTCTTATCGATTCGGTTCTGCATCGCCGTGCCTTTTGCCATATCGATGGTGACGGGAGATTGCGGGGTGACCATCCCGTTGTAGGTCACCGATTTGTCTTTCCCATCCGTAATAGTAAAACCGGAGTAGTAGTCCCCTGTAATCACAAACTTTGGCCATGCAGCAACATTGCCGTTGTTGGTGATGGTGGAAGCGGTCTGCTCTTTATTCTGAGCATTATAATCCAGAGCGTACTTCAGCGGGTATGTGAGTCCGCCGCCAGCGGAGGTTCCGGAGCCAGTTCCAATTGTTATGACTTGCTCGTAGCCGTAGATGTATGGGTCCGGGGCATAGAATTCAACCCTGAACACTGCAACATTGTCAAGCTGCTGTACCCACTCAACCTTGCCCTCCAGCCCCACCGTAGCGTAGCGGGTCCCTGCTGCGGTTTCAACGGAGATCTGCCCATACTCGCCTTCCTTCAGGAGACCCGCAAGGTTATCACGCATTCTCTGAAGTTCGGAGCGGTCTCTGGCAACGGCAGTCCCGCTCAGCGCTATAACGCGGGCAGAGAAAGTGTAAGGCTCAGCAAAGTCACCAGCGGACACCGGTCGCACTGTAGCGCTTCGGCGGATATTGGTACCGTCGTCCCAGCCCGTCAGGGCAGTTGGGTCAAGAACATACTGACCAACTGTACCTGATCGGTAGGTGCGAAACACAACGTCTTTAATTGTCACTACGATTCTGTCAGTCTTCAAATACATTTTGGGCCTAAACCTGAGTAGAGAGTTTCCAGTAAATGTTTTCACTTACTGAGTTGGCGACCTGTTCCTCATTGAGGCCAGCAGACGGATAAACGTTGGTGATAACTGTTGGGCTGGTTGTTGATCCCATAGATGCCACTGTGGTGCGTGCGGAAAGGGCTTCCCTAGAGATTGAAGGAGATTTAGCCTTCATTCCGGAGAGAATTCCACCATTTGCAAACTTAAGCCCCTTGACCAGCGAGAATCCGAACATCTCAGCAACCTGCTCAAGAATCTTGAGAGAGCGCGGTCGCTTTGATTTTCCGAGAGGTAGGTAAGCCTCTCCCCCAGTTTCAGGCTCGGCCCATAGCCTCATAGCTCCAGCGGGGGCTATCTGTGCGACATGACGCTCAATCCCGCCATTTGCAAACGCCTTTACTTGCATGGGGAGGTTCCCGGCCAATAGGGAGGCCCTATTTGTCACGGATGATAGTATTGCGCCATTAGCCGCTGCTGGTGCTCTAATTCCAGCAGGGATTGCGGGTGCTGGCCCAAGGAGTAGTTTGATGCTGGCGGAATATTGTTTGTTTGCAATGGTCCTGATGCCTGCCTCTGTAGCTGCTGCTGTGCCCTGATCAAGGTAAGTCTTGATCGCGGCCTTGTAGTCACCGTTCGTGGTTTTGAGGATAGCTTCGATGGCTGCTGCTCGTCCGGGACTTGTCGCGTCCCATGCGGCTACAGCGGCCTTGTAGTCACCATTTGTGGTTGCGAGGATGGACTCGAATGCTGCTGTCCTACCTGCTACAGTGTCATCCCAAGCCTTGAGTGCTGCTTTGTAATCTCCATTCGTGGTACCGAGAATAGCTGCAAGAGCCGCTTCACGTCCACCAGCAGTACCATCAAAGGCCTTTAGAACAGACTCATAATCTCCCTCAGCATATTCCTTACCCTTACCGGTTGCGTCAGCAATAGCCTTCTTGGCCGCGTCTGGGAGGGCTGCAAGCATGGCCTTGTAGTTACCGTTGGTGAATGCGTCGGCAACAGCCTTTGTCAGGATAATCTTGCGCTGGGCTTCGTCTGCACCCTTCACGTCAATAGCCGTAGTGATCTGGTCAGGCATTAGTCCGAAACTCTTGACAACAGCATCAATCTCAGGCTGCTCCAGCCCAATATCCCTCATGGTCTGTATAAGCGCTGCAACGCCCGGAGCCATAGCGGAGATTGCCGCAGCCTGTGCGTCGGATGTACTCTTACCGGCCTTGAGGGCCTGATCCATTGCTGAGGTACCGATTTTAAGGATAGCATCTGACTGGCCATCAAGGGCGGTGTGAAGATCACGGCCACCCTGTGATGTCATTTCGAAGCCCTTGCCAACCTCGTAGAGGTTGCCCAGCAGTCCGCCGTTCTTTTCAATAAGGCCAGTAAGCGAGGTCTTTGTGTCCGAAAGAGTCTGCTGGTATGCCTTCTCCGCTGATACAGTTACACCCATCTTACTGTTCTTGATCTCTGAGCTTGCGTTCAAGAGGTCAAGGTTCTGCTTGAGGGCAGTGAATTTGTCCGCTGCGGTGCTGGTGGTGCTGGCAAGTGTCTCGAAGTTCTTGGAAAGTATCTTGGCCTGTACAGTGGAGGTTCCAGTGGCAGCCGCGATACCCTTTATCTTCTGCTCAGCGCGGGTTAGCTCGTCGGCAGCGTTCTTCGCCTTCTCTGAAAGGTGCGCCATGTCATTACCATTGACGCCCTTTAGGGCCTCCTTGGTAGATCCGATGGCAGCAGCCATTTCCTCAGTGACAGGTACCCCGTTTCGCATAGCAGTCTTGATTGCATCAAGGCCCTTGACGTAGGAATCACGCGAAGATGAGTCGGCAAGCTTGTCAACGTAATCCTGTGTTGTGGTTCCCAGCTTCCCTAGGGTTTCTTCAGTTGACTTACTTCCCTGAGCAATCCCGCGCCAGAAGTTATCCCAATCATTGGTTGCACCGTCAAGAGCGTTGGTTGCAAGCAGGTTCTTGGTGGCACCAGTGACTGCACCGGAAGCCTGATCAAGAGATGCAGCAAGGGAGTCTGTCTTCTGCTTGGACTGTGCAAGGCTGTCAGCATACATTGTAAGGCCCACAGTGGCTGCGGCGAGGGCGATGCCCCATGGGCCACCAAGAACGCCTAGAAGGCCGCTTGCAGCCCCTGCAAGCCCCTTTCCAGCGGCTGCTCCCATGTTACCAGCAGCCATGCTAGCGGCTGTGCCAATCTCCCTAAGGGCGGTACCGGCAGGGGCAAGGTGGTGCCCGATTGTAGAAAAGGTCTCGCGGATTGCGCCCGCAGCAGGGGCGAAATTCTCTTTCAGACGTGTAGCAGCCGCACCGAAGGTACTGCTTACCGCAGCGGCAGCAGTGGTCGCCGCTGTCGTCACACCTGAGAAAGCTCGTCCAAGTGTACTGGAGATATTGGAGCTTACGTTCGCAATATCCCTTCCGGCGTTGCCAAACGCTGTAGCAAAGTTTCCACCAACGCGTTCGGCAGCAATCTTGAACCTATCAGCAATGACTCCAGCATGTATACTAGCAACAGTAGCCAACCCAGCAAACGCAGTTCGGGCGGGTACCGTCATTGTGTTGACGGCTGTTCCAACAGCTTTAGCCATGTTTCCGATATGGGTCAGCGCATTTGCCGCACCTGTCTTGGCAGCGTCAGCCATTCTAATAAACGGTGCAGTAAGGGGGTGAACTGCTGCTGCTAGGACAGCAGAGTTGAATGCTGTAGCTACCGACTCCTTGATCCTGCCGAACGTCTCAGCAACCACGGAACCGACTTTGGAGAGGGCAGCGCCAATCGCGGCAGGGGCATTTTTAATGGCCGTTACCGCATTCTGCATACCCTTGCCAATATCCTCAAGGCGCTTGGAAGCGTAGAGGGAGTGGTCAGCAATGGCCTGCCTCATCTTTTCCAGAGCAAAGCCGACCTGTGGTCCAGCTAGGATCTTAGCCATGTTGGCTACACCGGAGGCTACCTTTTCACCAGCCCATGCAAACGTCTTTCCGATCTCACCCGGAAGGGCTTTTAGCGCAGGGCCAAGCAGGCTGGCAGGGAACGCAGAGGCGATTGACCTGCCGATGGCCATGATCTTATCTTTGGCAGCAGTAAAGTAGCCTGTGTAGATTCGTGCCACGTCTGCTAGCTTTGTACCAACCTGCTTGAACCCATTACGGACATCCTGAGGCCAGAGGGCTTCACCCATGACCTTGCCCATCATGGAACCGAATTCCTTGATAGGTGTTCCCAGTTTCTTCAACTGGTCGCCAAACTGGCTGAATGACTTCTTGAAGCCATCACCAATATACATGCCAGCGATTTTGGCGCTGTCCATGATGTTGCCGAAAGCTTTCCCAGTGACACGTGCGGCATTACCAGCGGAAGAACCTATAAGCGAGAATCCCGTATGAATGTCGGAGGACTTTCCGAAGGTGTTACGGAGCATATCGCCGGTATTAGCTATGGCTTTCCTGAATCCGGTCAAGGGGCCATCGACCGTATTCATAAGCATGGCCTTGAGCTTGGCCAGAATAATGAGGAAGAGGCCTATACCGATGATAGCGTTCTGGAGGAAACTCGGTAGGCCCGCGAAGAACTCTAGCACCTTCCCGAGAGCATCGGCAACTGCAATAGCAATTGGTGCAGCTACAAGGAGAATACCCTGCACGAACTCATTGAAGATGGGGATGACATCGATTACACCCTGCTTGAGTTCTCCAATCACGGAAGACATGGTGTCAAAAAGGTTGTTAAGGCCCGGAACCATGCTCGTAAGCATGACTGCTGCAATGGTCCCGAAGTCTCCCATTATCTTGCCGATGTTACGGAAAGTCGGCTCTAGGTCATCCATTGCCTTCTTGACGCCAAAAAGGAAGTCAACCATCCCGGAGCCGAAAGCCCCTCCATCAAAGATCTTAGAGAAATTGTTGAAGAAGGACCCGCCAATTTCTCCTGCAACCTTGAGGAAGTTACTGATTGCAACAGTAGAGTTGCCTATCACCGTCATGATGGACCCGAAGCCGTCACCAAGGGCGTCCATGCCGCTTCGTGCACCCTCAAGAACCATCACAAGTTTGGAGTGGAAAGGCTCTCCGTTAACAGTATCAGCAATATTCTTCAGTCCGTTAGCCATATCCGCTAGGGTTGCGCCCCCGGATTCAGCAGCAGCATTGGTGAGGCCCTTGAAGATGTTGGTAGTCTCGCCAATAACCTTACCCAGATTATGAAGGTTGTCGCCAGCTTCCCTGATCCACGTATCCATCTCTCCGCTCTCGGAGACACGTGTAGCCCATGCGTCGAATCGTTCTGCGGCGGCAGTAAGCTTCTCCCCATAACGCTCAAGATGCTTGGAACCTGTCAGAGAGATCGTGTTCATCGCATCAAAGAATGGCTTGGATGCCTTGGAGGCAGATTCAAGCCCCTTGTTGATGTTGGTGAACAGCTTATCCATTCCACCGTTTTCGGCAAATTCTTGGAAGGACGCTAGTGCGCCTTTGACAAATTTTGCCGTGGCTGTGGAAGACCCTTCCATCCCCTTCTTGATAACATCGAAGGCAGGCTTCATGAAGTCCTGAATGGATGTCCCAAGCTCTTTCCAGAACGCGGCTTGGGAGGACTTTCTGATTTCAGATCCCAGACCCTTGAGCGACTTTGCCGCCGCCTGTGCTTCAGGAGGGAGCTTGGCCATAGCCTCAGCGGCCTTCTTTGCATCCGAAGAAAGTGCCGCACCGAAGTCCTTGAATCCAAGGACAGCAGAGACAACCCCTACCCCGAATGCGGAGAAGATTGCTGGTGCTACTGCTACAATGCCAAGTATTGATGCAAGCCCTGAACCGACTGTGAATGTGTTTGAGGCCAGCGTAAGAAGTGCAGCACCGGCAGACCCAACGACAGTGGTAATCTTTGCCATGCCTACGGCAAGGCCCTCAAGGTTCCCTAGAACGGACGCGATGGCTGTCTTAATCAGCGGGGCAGGTACAGCACCAAGCATCGCATAAGCTAGCCCTTTAAGTGCCTTGTGAGTCTCAGGGTCCATCTTGATCTTTGGAACGATGGTTGCTGTACGTCGCCTCGCAAGAACACCAAGTTGTGCTTCAGCGGCTGCTGTGTTAGCATTTGCATTGACGTTGGATTCAAGGAAGCGGTACCGCTCTTGCACACTCTGGAGAGCAGTCTCCATCTGGGCTGTATCAGTCGTGGAGACAACGGTTAGAGGGTTGTCCTCATAAAACTGGTGAGCGTCAGCCAGACTGTCAACAACCTTGGAGTCGTCTACCTCAGTAGAGAAGACGAGTGGTTCATTTTTGAGTTCTTTTCGAAGATCTTGGATCTTTTTACGAACTGGAGCAAGGTTGACATCAGTCTGTAGATTCAGGGTGACATCTTTGATCTTCTTCACGGCATTGTCGATGTCACGCTGTAGATTTGTATCTAGTGCGCGTATCTCAACGTAAGCAGATCCTATGAGTGCCAACCTGTGCTCCAACTCTTAATTCAACGGTGCGAATGGGAGGCCCTCGTAGCCATCATCCGATGGCTCAATGTACTCCACATCGCTATAATCAATTTCAACCGTTGAATCATCACTATCTCTGGTTGTGTAAATCTTTTCAAACGCTAGTCTGATCTTCAACAGAGTATCTTCAGTCTCTGCGTTTCTCAGTGCTTCTTCTACGAGAATATCGTCAATAACATTGAACGTTCTCTCGCTGCCCAACTCGTTGAACATCTTTTTGAGGTTGATCCCCTTACGGAGATGGTGGCCGTCAATGTACGGCCACCATTTGATGAAGTCGCGCCCTACCCCTAGGACGCTTCCGTAGGGCGCGAGGAACGCTCCTCAATCAGGTAGGCTACAATAAGAGATAGCTGCTCGATCTTGATTTTGTGGTCTGGGCTATGGATGATAGCATTGAACCGCTTATAGTTCTCTTCATCCATCGAAGCCTTCAGGTAGGAGAGAATGCCCTTGGCCGTGTCGGCAGAGTTCTCGCCGCTCGTAGCTGCAATGAACTCTAGGGTGACGGCTCCGGAGACCTCCCCGTATGCTTCGAATGTTTCACCCTTCACCAGTTCGAACTCGATGGGTTCTACCGGTGCTTCTTCAGTCTCAGAGATGAAGGACTTGATCTTACGTGCTGCCATGGTGTATCCTAATGTCGTGTGAAGATGTCTGCTGTCAAATGACTCTGCGTAGGTTATCTGTGAGATACCTATTGGGTTTTGTCCCCGGATGGTGGACAAGTTTGCTATACACTATTCTACCACGAGAATAGAACCTCAGTGTTTGCGCTCTGCGCGGAGTTATGATATGAGGTCTAGTTCCTTGATGGTGCATGAGTGCAATTCGGTTGTCAGAACCGATGACGGCTGTGAGTCCGCCACCGCCCTGAACCAGCCGGAAGTTGATGGATCGTTTGAGCGCTCCTGTATCTACTCCGACTTGGGCCTTGGCGAGCAGGGCAACTCTTGCACCAAGCTTGGTGAGATAGCGCCCTACTTCGCCGTCAGGGGAGGTCATGAGGCGTTTCATTGCCGCTTCGTCAGCAACAAAATAAGCCATAGTCTATCCTTCGTACACGTTCGACAGTGCCGACGTGGTGAGGATGAGTGTCATGGCCTGAAAGCCGCCCTGTGGTGTGCCCGCTGAGACATCAGCGAGGGAGCCTGTCAGGGTCGTCTCCCCAGCCCTTAGACCGGCATCCAGCAGCAGCATGGCATCAACCATCTGCTTACGGGCGTGCTCGCTCTGTACCTCGGCAGGGACCATCTGATACCCTGTAACGGTCTGACCATATCGTGATGGTACCAGTGTGGCAGGACTAGCGTCAGTCGTGTTAGAGTTGGGAATGGCTCGGACCACTTCTACAATGTAAACTCCGGTGCGTGGTGTGTTGCACTTGGCCGGTTCCTGAGCTTGGGTACCCGGAAGACCCGAGTACCCTTGCTCAAAGGAGACCGTCATTTGTTCACAATCGTGAACTGTGCTACCTTGCCCACCAACCGCGAGGTACCTTCGTTCTGGAAGGGCTACCCCATGATCGGCATACGTCGCTACAACTGTGTTGTAAAGATGATCCGCTATCTGGACAAACTCTTGTGGGTCTAGCATAGCGGTTCTCCGTTAATTAGTCGTTTAGAAGGTTATTGAGTTCTTTGATGAGAGTCTTGCGACCCTCATTGTCGATCTCGTATGCGAGTGCTGCCTGCGCCTTTGTGCGGTCTTCTCCGACCCAAGCGAGGACAGTCTTGATGGAACCCTCCGGGACGACTGGAAACTCGATCTGAGAGGCTTCTACGGCCTCTACAGGGGCCTCTACGGGTTCCGGTACAGGGAGTCGAGCTTCCTCTACGTTAGGGGCATCTGGGGCTGCGTATGGATCTGTTGCGCTCATTAGTTTATTCTCTCTCCCCTCGGCCTATCGACCGAGAATACCTTAGGCCTCTTTTTGGCCTTGTTAGGGTTGACTGCTGCTAGAAAAAGATCGATCTCGTAGATTCCGACCTTTCCGTTTGAAATGAACTCTTGCGGGTCCATGACGGTGTAAGACATACCCTGCTTTGAAACGGATGAAATACGTTCCGGCAGGGCACATGCATTTGATCCCATGTCTGCCAGTATTAGCTCGTTTGCCAGTCGGATTGCTGCTCTTCGTCCCGCTGCTGGCGGTGGAGTTCCGTATGTGTAGGTGATCGAAAGCTCGTTCACAGGGTCCAGAACCCACGGAAGAGCGTTTTGCCTGACTAGGTAGCTGCTGTTTCGCAAGGAATATTCACTGGGATCAAGCGTTCGTCCCATATATGCGATAGAGCCTACTGATCTGACAGGTGTGTGTCGCAATCTAAGGTTGCGGTGGCCTTCCGAGAAGCGGGCAATATTGTACATGTTCCCGTTCATGATCTCGGGACGGGTTGCAGTTGACAGTGAGTTTTCGGATGTATATACTTCAGTAGTGGTCTGAATTCCGGTGTACTTCTCTGCTGACAGTTTGTAAAGGATGAAGCTGGCGTACTGTACAGCAGAGTCAGTGTATGGCCCGGTTGGGTCAATAGTGTCTGCGGCACTAATCCATAGAGTAGCCATTTTTCTCCAATGCTCTGTTAATCCATTATACCATAAAGAAAACTGGCTGGCTCCCGAAGGAACCAGCCAGTTTAGTTTACTGCTATTGGGATTATGTTACTGTTTGGTAGCCAGTTCCCGCAGGAACGGATGTGGTGCGGGCGTATGCTACAGGAGCATCAGCGGCGAATGGCCACAGCGGTACTGCGGGTCCGTCTCCGAAGCCTGTGTTTCCTACGCCCCAGCCCTCGAAGCTTGTAGCCAGAAGATCGTTCTGGATAGCACGCTCGCCTGCCTGATGCATCTGAGCGTATGGGAATACCCAGTGCCAGTACGGGTTAGTTGCGGCCTGACGACCGTTGACGTTCGCAATGGACCACACTTCGATAGCAACACCGTTAGGGGTAGCATCGATGCCCACGAGAGGGGCCTTGTATCCAACGGACACGCCGCCAGATGAAAGGAGGGTACCACCGGAAATCATTTCGGTGAACTCAGGATCGGGATCACACAGAGCAATGCTCAGGGTGACTCGCTTGAGTGTGTCAGGTGCCTTCCAAGTAACGCAAACGGAACCGTCTGCGGCCTTGGTTGTGAATTCGTCGCCTGTTTCGTACTCGGGGGTGAAGCCAAGCGAAACAAACTTTTTTGTAACATATGAAGCGCTGGGTCCAGTTACAAGTGCTCCGGAAGAGGCGAGTCGTGTAACACGAATCGCCATTCCCGCAACGCTGGAAGCGTTATCGTGTGCCATGGGTTATATCTCCTAATTCTAAGCGTAATCTAGTGTTAGATCAACAAGTACTGCGTACAGATCGGTAGTTGACCAAGTAACCGCTGCTGAACCGTCAACGAAATACTGGATCTCGTTGATCTGGGTGTTGATAGCCTGATTCAGCTTTTCAGGTGTTACGATGGTCGGGCCAATGCGGACTGAGACTGGGCCGGTTGCGTACATCCATGCCTTGCCTGCGGCTGCGTCTGCCCCGTTAGGACCCTTCTTGGAGTAGCCAACACCGGAAACTACAGAGTTTCCGAGCGGGGCTACCAACTTCTTACCGTCTTTTTCGAGGTTTAGAGCAGATCCCACCAACCTAGGTACGTGGATGACACCCTTAGCGCCTAGGGAGGCGTTTCCGAGTGCTTCTTCGAGAAGCCCAAGTCCATAGCGGATCTTGACTCCTGTACCAGCGGTAGGTGTTACGTCAACGGCTTGTGCCGATGCGAGGTATCTGTTATCATTATCTGAGTCAAGAAGTTGAGCTATATCGCCATTCCAGAATTCAATCTCGATTGCTTTCTGCATTACGATATCCAGCGCATTCTTCGCGCTGGCTTCGATCTCATCCGGGGCGGTTCCAAAAGTGGAAACCTTTACGGAGGCCTTTACATCGAAAGGGTAGTACGTTTTGAAGAGTTCCTTTGAAGCCGTGTTGTCTACGACAGTCACAGCCTCCATAGGGGAGGCTCCATAGATGGAGCCGTTAGCAACTACCAGTCCAGCATCTTGGTTCTCATAGGTAATACCTGAGGTCCAGAAGCTATCATTGTGGTTGTACACAGTGGTAGCTGGACTCAGAATGCCAAAGGAGGCGACCTCAAGTCCCGCTGTGGGGACTAGGGTTGTGTTAGTGCGTGCCATGTTAATTCCTTAATTGACTCTGAGTCCAGCTACTGTTACTGTTTGAACTACTATTAGACTGCTGTGGTAGCGGAAGAAGAACCCTTGATTGCAAGAGCACTTGTTACGCGGAGGGACTCGACGCCGACCTTGGCAACACCTTCGAAGTTCTCAAGGAAGATCTTGTAATCGTTGGTACCGTTGAGTGTGGAGTCGCGAACGAGTCCAAGGTCAAGAGTTCCACCGTCGAGGAAGAGGAAAGTACCCTCAGAGAAGAGGTACCAGATAACGCTTGTCGGGAATCCGAGAAGTGCTCCAGCGGACTGTGATCCGAAGATCTGACCGGTTTCGCCGTCGAGGAACCATGCAACGTTGATGTTACGAGTGGAGAACCACTTGTTGATCTCGGCTTCTGCAAGGTTGAACGTACCGTCGCGACCGTCACCCGGAAGCTGCTTGGTCAGGTCTGCACGAAGTGCGTTCTTGAACCACTCAGGGAAGAGTACGCGGAGCGGAGCCTTAGGGTCAAGGCGGTAGCGGCTACGGTAAGCAGCAGCGGCCTGCTCAAGCTGTACGAAGATGTCGCGAGCGGCACCAAGCTGAGAAGGAGCGGTAACAGGTGTGGAAAGAGCACCGATACGGGTAAGCAGACGGATCTCGGAGAAACGTGCGTGCTGAACCATACCAAGCTGAAGGTGACGCTCAACAAGCTCCGGGTAAGCGCGTGCGCCTAGGTTACCGAAGGTGAGGCAGAGCGGGATAGCGTCTGTGTAGACGGTGACTTCAACGCCTGCTGCAACGCGAAGGCACGGCTTGACGGGGTTCGGAGCTTCCGGTGTGGAAGCGTCGATGTCGTCCTGCATGGTCCATACGGACACAGCGCCTTCAAGGTCAGCGAGGACCGGTGGGGTCATGAAGCGGATACCGCCACGATCAGCGCCGAATACTGCTAGAGCATCGCGGACTGGACGGACAGAAGTCTCGCCAAGCTCGAAGATGTCGTAGGAAGTCTCGACAGGAGCGGTAAGGCCACCGGCAGCGATAATTGCTTCAGGAGAAACAACGGCGTTGACCTTGGAGCGGTTGCCCTCAATGTCGTTGGCGTTAAGGTAACGCTCAGACGGGAAGGTTGTGGAGAACTGAGCAACTGAGTGCTGTTCGCCGTCTCCACCGGATGTGCGGCCCATGCCGTGCTTGCGCGTAAGGATAGCCTGAGCAACTTCAGCAATGCTGGAAAGCTCGGAACCTGCGGTAATACCCGGAAGGTCAGCACCAGCGGTAATAACTACAGGCGCAGCGGCCTTGGCGGTAGGGCGAAGCTCTTCTGGTGCTTCGAATTCTGGGGTGTTAGAGGCAGTCACAGGTTCCTCCGAACTTTCTGTGTTAGTATCTTCTGTAGAAACTTCATCTACATTTTCAATGGGGGTTTCAGGGGCGCTTTCAGCCTCTGGAGTTTCTACTGAAGTCTCAGTCTCGACTGGGGCTTCTTCAACAGCAGCCTCAGCTTGTGCTGGGACCTCTGCTACGGCTTCGGCAGCGATGTCGGAGTCAGATGAGAACTCTTTGAGTTTCTTTTTCTCATCTTCGTCTTCGTCATCGGCTGGAGCTTCCTCAACTGGGGATTCCTCTTCGGCAGGGGCTTCGTCAGCTACTGGAGCTTCCTTATCCTCTTCCTCATCGTCAGCCTTTGTTGCGGTAAGTTCGTCTTCACCGGTCTCTTCGCTTGTTTCGCTGACATCGGTCTCAGCTTCAGCAGTAGCGTCTTCCCCACTATTGAAACGGGAAATAGCTGCTTCTGCGGCAGTTGCGAGTTCAGCGGCCTCAGCTACACGGCGTCCTTGCTCTCCAACGACTACATCGTTGGCGTCAGCAAGTTCGTTCATAGCTTCTACGGCTTCGCGAGTTGGGTTGTCTCCTACTGACTCCGAAAGTGTCCCGAATTCGGTAACAATCGTGTCCTGTAGAGCCTGAAGTTCTTCCGGAGAAAGATCGCCTAGACGATCTAGGTTTTCACGGATTGAATCCACAGTGGCCCTCCTTTGATATATTGAGGTGGACAGATTGTCCATCGTTTACGGGTTATCCTGCGGCAGAAGGGCAAGGGCCTTTGCACTTGCGCTTTAAGTATGGTTACAGTATATCATGAAAAAATTGGGGTGTGACACGTTTACTTGACAGATCTGGGCAAACCCCGTATACTGGAAAGGCCTCCCGCAATTGGGAGGCCTTTCAGTTTAGCTATTGAATTTTGCTCGGAGTTGTGCTAACTTGCTTGAAAGCTCTAGTTCCTCTGAAGTCTTCATAGATGCCATGCGAGCGCGTGCATCCTGTGCCTTAGAAGAAAGCTCAGCATTGCGTGCCGTCACCAGCGCAGCCATTCGACTACGAGCAGTCTCAATTTCACTTGAGAAGGTGTTCTGCTCCACAGCGGATAGGCGTCGTTCCATATCGGAGAGACGGCCATTCTCTTTGATTTCCGCTAGGAATGCAGCACCGGCAGCTACAAGCGCTCCGGGGACACCACCTGAGGCAGTGATAGCACGTGCAATCGGGAATCCGGGGACATTGACGTTACAGACAGCAACCAGTTCCAGACGGCCATTGATCGGACGCCAGTCACCGGAAGGTGAAGACGCACGGAAGGCACGGATCTGGGACGGTGAGACTTCTGGGCGCAGCGCACCCGCGACATAGATACCGAATTGATCTTCGCCAGCAATAACGTCCGCTACAGCCGAGTTAGTATCATCATAGTGTTTGATGGCTTCTTCAGCAGAGGCGCTGAGGGAGGCATGTCCGCCAGCAAGGGTAAGCTGCCCGACCTGAATGTCTCCCTCATCCGTACGCAGAACTCCATTGCGGAAGTACGCGTACTGGGAAGCGGAGCGCGGTGGTTTGACGTTTCGTCCCGGCATTCCGATGTGGGAGGTCTGCCATGCGGCAATGTGCCCGAACACACGGCCATCATCCGTGACGGTGAGTGGTGTAGGCTGGTTCAGTCCGGGGTCCTTGAACCACGACTTGGGCGGAACAATGGGAGCGGCAGACGCAGCAATGGTTGCTAGCTGGTACTCGTAGTCCTCTGAAATTTCCTCGTAGATGCCTTCCGCAAAGGGTGCCTCTTCAAGATCCAGAGTTGGCTCTTCTTCAATCATAATATAGCACTCCTGAAATGCTGGCTTGGGTACAATGGTGATTCCCATCAGGCGTGCAGACTTGACGGTAATCTTTTCATTCTCAATGGTGTTCTTGTCTGACAACTCTTTGTCTTCGTCACTTGGTTCTTCAACCTGTGCCTTGAACTTGTCAAGGTCAACAGAAACACCACGGAGGAACATACCACGCACCATACGCTCAGCCTCACGGCCAAAGGGACCAACATCGAATACACCGCGTACGTTTCCAACTGTGCCGTCATCAAATACCTCTAGTGTATCAATACGACCAACCACTACGGAGCCATCGTGACCGCTTCCGGTCTTGATCTGCCACATAAGGGGTAGCGGAAGATCTCGGGACGTGATAGAGTTCTTATTGAAGGAACGTTCATCACCCGAAGAGGTCTCAGTAGGTATCGCAATAGGGATGATAAAGCGAGCACCAGAAGACTCGACAGCGGAAGCTAGGAGGGAGGCGACTACAGGCTCATTGCCCTTGTCGTCCACATACATTCCAAGATCTTTGTCAAGAGTATAGATTGGTACTTCAATACCGTGGGCAATAGTGAATTCCATTGCAGAGTCAGCGGCGGAAGCAACCATGGCTTCACTGTATGCAAGGGACTTGACAAGTTCCTCGTCAATCTGAGGCATGAGTTTCAAGTTACTTCTTCTTTCGTGGGACGTACTGGCCGGTTGCTACGTCGTGAGTGTGGTTGTAGACACCGAACAGTGACTTGTGGTACGACTGGGCCAGTGACCAAGACCTCTGGGGTCCAACGTACTTAGCTAGGTGCCTGTGGCATCTGGTCAGGTCTCCGGGAGTACCCCAACGGACCTTGAGAGAACCCTTGCCGGTTGTCCAGTATGCTCTTAGCTGGGCCTCGGTGCCGCCCTTCTTAGGTCCAACGGATGCAGTGATGATCTCACCGAACTCGCCGTACAGGTTCTTGGAAGCAGAAAGCTCACCGATCTCAGCAAGAGAGAACTCTCGCCAAGCAGCGGGAACAAGGTCCATACGGTTCAATGCACGAGCACGCTTACGGATGTGAGCCTTGACAAAGATGTCAGTTGCTGCACCGGATGCGACAACTGCTTCTTCGATATCTCTAGGTTCAATTATAGTGTATGATCCGTCAGGCATGGCGAAACCAGAGGCAGCAATGGGAACTTCCCCTGCCTGTGGGGCCATCTCTTCAGAGACCTCAGTCTGGTCCGCTCCGGAGTCGTGCGCGTCGATCTGCTTTAGCACTGTTTGAACAGTGGCAGGATCAGGAAGCTCGACAACAGGTGGCGGGGTAGATCCCTGTAGGATGGTCAGTGTATCAGGTGAAGGTGTCCACACGCCCTGTGCACGGATGAACGCTGAAGGCGCTCCACCCTGCTTGACGATGGCAATTGCATCCATGACAGCGGTCTTGTCGATATCGTCAACGATGGCAAAGTATAGGGCCTCGTCTGTGGGACCTGTAGCGGCGTCCTCAACGGCCTGATCTTCTTCGGTGTACACTTCCGCTACCGGAGCCTCACCAGCGGCCACTACAGGGGCCTCAGCAGCCGTAGAGAGCCATTCAGCGATACGTGCAGCAGGATTGGCTACCAGAGGCAGCGCAACTGGAAGACGGGCCTTCTGCACCCTAGGGGCTTGCTTCTCATCCTCAACCTGATCGAGGACCGTCTTGGCCTCAGGGGCGTCAGGGGTCTCACCGAACTTGCCACCAGCGCCACGTCCCTGTGTCTTGGCATTCTGTGCTCGCTCGGTAGGTGTATATATACCGTCCCCGGCAGCAGCAATGATAGTGTATGCACGATCAAGCTCTTCAAAGTCTAGCTCGGACGCAGCAACAGTAAAGAGGTTGCGCTCTTCCGGGTCAGCATCCAAAAGATCATAGTCTTCCGCAGTTGCGGAATCAAGCCAGTGGGCGAGCGTATCAGCCGTCATCTCGTCAATCGGGATGATCTGAGGCTCGTCCACTTCTGTTATATCCATCTCCGGGATGATGGCAAAGCCATCCGGTCCCCAAGCGAGAACAGCACCGGACTCATAGTCTACAGCAATTAGCTTGTTTGCGCGAGTGGAGCCGGGATCGGAGCCGATGGCGAAGTACGCGTACACGTCGTCGTCAAACTGGTACTTAGGGTGCCCTACTTCCTCTTCTGGATCATGCAGAGAGAAGGTAGCGTCAACGATCTTGGTAGCCCATTTACGGCCCTTGTAGCCACCACGTAGGCCCTCTGAGAGGTCATTCAGAGCAAAGAAGCCGTGAACCCATTTCACATCGGACAGAGATACAGTAGAGTCATTGAGAAGTCTGGTAGTGACTTCCCTGTCCAACTCGTAAAGAGAGGCCGCACCGTACTTGGCAATGGTTGCTGTGATTTCAGTCTTTACAGCTTCAGGAACGCGGAAGGGCTTCTCTTCACCTACAACCTCAACAGAGGCAGCTACAGCAGCAGGGGCGTCACCGGCAGGGGCAGCTTCTCCGCTACCGTCAGGGGCAGTGTCAGCCTTGTCCCCATCAACCATGTCATCAAAGTCATCCTCAGCGCCTTCGGAGTACTGGCCTAGGCTTCGTCCTCCCGGACCAAAAAGCTGATACAGAACCGGGTTTGACCCGTCCTTGTCCTCGTGGGTCTCAGTGCCGTCAAGGGCTTTCTGGTCCATACCAAGGGCTTTGTTCTCGTAAGCTGCTGAGAGGGCATAACCGTCTGCACGTTCGATGAGGGCCTTGCCGCCAGCCTTCATGGCAGCACCATATTCTTCAGACTTCAGTGCCTCCGAGAAGTTGTTCTTCTCATCGTGGATCTTCTGGCCGTTCGGTGGAAGTGTTGCCTTAGATGCCAGTACACGAATAGCACTAGGGTCAATGATTTTTTGCGTGACAGATCCGTCACGGTTCTTCTGGTCTACGTACGCCTTGCCATTGATAACACTGGTAACGATGCCAGCCTGTTCCATGCCGTCGCCACGGTAGCGGACGTTGGCTCCCAGAGAAATCCATCGACCAAGTCGGTCACGAAGTTGCTTTTTAGCTTTGGTACTGCGCCAGTGGTAATCGTTAGCCAAAGTTTTCGCCTTCCAAGGTCATGGGTAGTCGAGTGATTCCAGACATCTGACCCACTTGATCCTAATTTTATACAAGTTGCTATAAGTATATCACGAAAGAGAAAGGCCCCGTCGGTTGACAGGGCCTCTCTCATAGTGTTAGATTTGTATTAGTCGGATTCGTCCAGAAGAGTGGCTTCGAAGTCAATCTTACGTGGTGCCGTTTCCAGCGAATCCCAGATGGCAACTGCCTGACCGTCCACCTGAGTGAAAGGGTACTCGTCCAGCACTGGCATCTCATCTTCAGGGGTAACTAGCACCCACTCACCATTCGAGCGGTACTCAAGAGTACCTCCTTCACGGTTGGTCCGGGTTAGGAGGTGTACCTTGTCAAGCCCGTCAACCACAAGGTTGAAGGCAACATTGTTGCCTAGCCCGGACTCAGGATCTTCGGCTGGATCGGGTTCACCCTCAGGCTCATCGAAATCCGGCTGAGCTTCGCGCACGATTTCGTCGTCCGGCCTGCCTTCCGAGAATTCTCTGATCTTCGGGTCAGCGAGAATGTTGTTCTCGAATTTCCTGTCTGGGTTGTCGAGCGACTTTTGGTAAATCGCCCTGTAGTCCGCCCATGTTGCGTTCGGTCCCATCATCCTTGCATCATTCCTTCCAGTCGTGTCATTAGTTCCTTATGAATCATTTTGTTTACCGGCTTGGCATTGATTCCGTTGATTTCAACATCTGCAAACGCTTCTGCTACCATTTCATCAGAATCAATGCCTCGATTCCACAATTCAGCGGAGTACTCCGAGATCATTCCATTGTCCACCAAGTACTTAGCAAGCTCAGAGTTGGATAGACCTGTGATGCCCTGCTCAGCCAAATACTCTCTTAGCAGTTCATACACTCTAGCAGAACCCGTCCAGCCTGTCAACCCATCCAGAGCATGGCCCATTTCGTGGGTGACGATATAGTCAGCCTGCTTGCCGTTAGGTACATCGTTAAACCAGCCTCCCCTTCCGTCATTGACGTGCTGCCTGAATTCGGCGGCTGAGTAGGGGTTGATGTTCAAGTGCTGGTCACTGAAGATCGCAACACTCGGTATGATAGATCCTAGAGACGCTATCGAGTTATCGTCTGGTGTGACCGTTGTAACCTCATTCATGGAGTTCTCCAGCATCGGAAACTTCCGGAAGTTCGCTGAGACCGCCTTGGCAAGCAACTTGGCCTGCTTCAACTCAAGATCCTCCGCAATATTGAAGTGTACAGATGGGTAGTTCTTGAAGAGCAGAGAGTTTAGCTCTTCAACACTCCCTGCCTGAGAGAAATCAACGTAGCTACCGTCCCACAGGGTAGGTGGTTTGGAGATCAGTTCCTTCGGGTCATATACTGTGGTTTTGCTGTGATAGTCTGGATCATAATTAGGTCCAGTCTTCTCACGTTCGTACCGCTCAGTGGTCTTACGGATTCGGATCGATATATCGTCAGCGTAGACCTCAACATTCTGCACAAGACCCATGTACTCACCGGTATCCGCAGCCCATACCTTGACTCCATGAGTAAGAGTGCTTCCGTCTGCACCTTTATCATATTGGGTCACCATATCACGGCGAAGCTCTGACCAGTTTTGAGTAATCTCTTCAAAGCGTCGGATACCCGACGCGCTCAGAGGATTGCCTGAGAATGTCTCCGGATCGTAGGAAGAGGCGAACCCCTCTGTCCCGGAGTAGTTCTCTACACTATCCTGAATGGACAGGGCAGGGGCTACTTCCGGAACAGAAGGTGTCTCGGGTACTTCAGGAGCGGTTGGCTCGGGGGCTTCAGGTTCCGCGGAACCTCCACCACCACCGTTGCCACCTGATCCGCCTTCAAGGCTGAGCAGGTTTCCATAGACTCGGGTAATCTTGCCGTTGTCATCCCATTGTACAGGAATCCATGCCACACCGCTCTTGGCCGTGTAGACACTCTTGACAAGGCCGGAACGACCATCACTGGTGGTGACACGCTGTCCAACGATGATCGGCTCACCGCTGGCCCCGTAGAAGCCCTGCTTACCTGTTGTCAGGTCCGTGAAACGATCTCCCGGCTCTCCGGTGATCTTTGTTGCTTCAGGAGAAGCAGCAACATCTTCGGAGATGATGGAGACGTTATCGCCCTTGACGGATGCTTCCTTGTTTGTGCTAGGGTCGATGTAGGTTACACGTCCAGCAGCCGGAAGGAACCCGGTGACCACAACAGGACCAAGCCTCTTGTGGCCGATAGTGTCTCCAGCCTTGATCTGCGTACCGTTTGCATCGTGGACAGGCACATCCGAGAAGTCCCTACGCCCACGCTTCGGCTTGTCCGCCGTCTCCACAGGAGAAGGGGCAGGCTTCTTCGGCTTCAGACGCTCAGCACC